GGCAAGCAGGGCTTCACGGATGACATCCGCCTCAGTCTTGCAATCATCCTCAAGGCTTGATGTCAGCACCACCTTTTTCAAGGGGTTGTCGATCATGTCATCGGCAGCGGCCTTGACCGATCCACCCTTCGTCTTCATGCCGATCGTGTCCTTGCCCTTGATGCCGACCACACCGGCCACCTTGGTGCCGAGCAGACTGGCCTTTTCCTTAATACCGGTTTGTTTCTCTTTCACTTGACCTCGCTTTCTGGATAGGGTTCATCCTTCAGTTCATAGCGGCGAAATTCCATATCCGCGAACGGATAATATTGGAGGATCAGATCATAATCCTCCGGCCAATGCTCACGGATGTCTTTTAAGAAGAACCTCCGAAGCCCGTCAAACGATGTGCCCCACCATTCGTACTCTGGTGAGAGCTTGATGTTGTGCTTCCGCAGCATGTCGCCCACCTCGGCATGGGATAAATCCCAGACCGGCCAGAACACGCGCTCATTCCAGTTGATTGCACCTCTGGATTTGGCCGTTGCCCGACGCTGGGGGCTGTCTGCTGCCCTGACCCCTGCTGCCGTGAACACATCTGGCGGCAATCCCTGATCGGCAAATACCAGTTGGTTGATTTGCTTGTAATCGACATCCGGTATGTTCATGGCATCGATCATGGGGATGCGGTGCGGCGGCTGCCACAGCGCATGGCGGATCATGCGGAAGAAATTGACGTGGTTGACGCGGACGATGTGCGTACCGAGGATGTCCTCATAATAGGCGAGCCTGCGCTCGATGAACTGCATCCCCGGAACGAACTCTCTGAAGAACGGCACGACCCGCTTAAACTCGTCTTTCACGGAGAGGTAGGTTGCCAGTGAGTCCTTCCCATACGAGAAGGCGACCGCGATTTCATCCGTTTCCTGCTGGATACGTTTAATCACGTCCGGCCCACTGAGGGGCATCCCATTGGCATAGAAATTGTCGGCTAATGTGCCCATGACACCTCGTTTCATTTAAAAGTTATGAGTTTGGCGATGGCTGCGGTATCGATCTCGACACCTAAGCCCTTGGGGTATTCGATCACTACATGGATAGTAGCACGGTTGTTCGGAATCTCAAATACAATAGTCGTGTTGACCGGCTCAATAAAACTCTGTGCCAGCACCACCGCCTCGTTAAACAGTTGGTCATCATCGAACATCGACAATTGGCACTGTTTGGCGTACAGGTCGGCACACACCGCGATGTACTGCGTCTTGGTCAGGTTCTTTCCGTCCAACGCCTTCAACGCGATGAGCTGGTTGTTTTTGTTCAGGTCGGTCATTGCCAGCGCGTGCCCGATGGGCATATGCCCGTGCCGGACAAGGGTTTGCACTTCCGGCAGCAGCTTCAACAGCTTCACGCGGTCGCCTACCCTGCCTTCACTGACATTGCATTCCTCGGCGCACTTCTTCAGCGTCCATCCGTACTTATCCATCCGCTTCTGGTACGCCTCGGCTTCCTCAATCACATCCAAGTCTTTGCGCTGGATGTTCTCGGCCAGCATGATGGCGTCCGCCTTCTCATCCGACATCTCACGCACGAGGGCAGTAATCGCACCCCAGCGCTCGGCGTCCTCCTCCCGCAGCAGTCCGAAGGCACGGAACCGCCGCTCACCGGCGACGATCTGGTACTGGTTTTTGCCCACCGGTCGAACGGTGATAGGCTGCGCCAGTCCATTCGTCTTGATATTGTCCGCAAGCTGCCGGAGTTCATCCGCCTTAAACAGCTTGCGGTCATTGCTTCCAGGCTGAATCATGTCCAGCCGGATGTCCTGCGTTGTCTCGATCATCTGCACGTCCTTACTGCCGCGTGGTCAGTGGAATGCGCGGCTCCCTCCATGTTTGACCCATGGGTCAAAATTACTTCCACGGGATAATGGCGAACATGAACCGCATCTCACAGATGCTCTTGCGAACGTCCGCAGTCTGGTGCATCCCGCACACGGCACAGGCCTCGCTAAAGGCCTGCTGTACGGTGGTCAAGACCTTGGCCTTGGTCGCCCGATCCTGCTGCGCGAACGCTGGCTCGAAAGTCAGCCGCAGATCGACAAAGCGGTCGTTGGCCGCCTGATAGGCCACGAGTTCATGCTCCAACGTGGCGAGCTCGCTGACATCCTTCAGGGATGTCCGCACCATATGAACAAACGCCTCTCTCGTTTCCATGACACTTGCCTTTCACTATTAATTGGGCTTAGAAACGAAAAACCGACTGGTTTGTCGGTTTTTCGGTATTCTCATCGCTGATCGCGCTGTAGGTCACTTCGAGCGTGCCATCCTTGCGATAGTTCGTGTACTGCCTTCTCAGGCCATCGCGGCTGGCCGCATCATCGAGGATGCCCAGCCAGACCTCATGCACTGCCGCTCGTAGGCCGCCTTGCAATCCAGGCATGGGCTGTAAGGTGACTCTATGCTCTAATTCACTTCTGACACTGGCATGAGTCAGCACTAGCAAGCCTTTGTTTGCTGCCAGTGCTGACACTGCCCTATGCACTTCTAACATGCTGTTATCCTCTTATGCTTTGTTTCGAGTGTCTGTACTGCCTTCTAGGCTGATGGATGACATCAGCCCTGAAGGCAGCACAGAAGGGCTTATACTGCCCTTCTATGCTTACCAGTGCTGCCAGTGTCAGCACTGCCCTATGATCCCTCACAGAAGGCAATAAAGGCTTCAGCCTTCATTAAATCCATTCTACAGAGTCTGGCATAGGCTAGTGCTGCCTTGGCAGAATGGAATGTGAGTGTGTAACCTTGGCACATTCCAGTTTTCATAATGAATAAAATCTCACCTATGACACAACAAACAGAATCTTGTCTCATGTTTTTTCTATCCTCTTATGCTTTGTTTCGAGTGTCTTATACTGCCTTCAGGGCTGATGGATGACATCAGCCCTGAAGGCAGCACAGAAGGGCTTATGCTGCCCTTCTAATGCTGTCTTATGCTTTATTCGAGCGATGCAAGGTAATTATCTTTGACCTGTTGTAGTGTCAGCCCAAACACTGCCAGCCCTTTGTCAGTCAGCATGTAGTAATCAGGTTGAGTCATGCTGACATAATCCTTTGTGATTAATGACTGAAGGGCTTCAGCATGTTTTTTCTTCAGGTTAGCAAGGTCAATTCTTGCACTGGCAATAATGACATCACCCTTTGACTTACCCTTAGTGCTGACACTGGCTGACAAGCCTTCAGCAATGAGATTCAAGACATCAGCATGAGTCTGTGGCAAGTCAGTTTTGATAATCTCATTACCATTCTGATATTCAGGGGTTTTAGGTGCTGCTATCTTTTCTAGTGTCTTTTCTGCCTTCTCAATTGCCTTCAGTGCTGCCTTCTCTGCCTTGTCTGCCCTTATGCTGCCCTTTGCCCAATTAGCAAGCCAAAGGTAAGAGTCAATTTGTACTTTCTTGCCAAGGGCTTCAGCCTTGGCAGCATCTGACTCAGCCTTCAGTGATTCTTTCTTCTGTTTGAGTTCTGCCTTCAGTGCTGACTCAGTCTGTTTGAGTTCTGCCTTCTGTGCTTCTAATTGTGCCTTCTGTGCTGCCAGTTGTGCCTTGGCTTGTGCTGCTATGCCCTTGGCACTGATACCAGTCTTCATATTGCTTGTAACAGGAATGCTATCTACTGTAGTCATGATTCATAATCCTTTGTTTTTGCTGGCAATTTTGCCTAGTGTCTATATTGACACTCAGAAGGGCTTAAGGGCTTATGCTTAAGCCCTTCTGAGTGTCATCCTCTTATGCTTTGCACGAGGATGACAAAGGGTGATTAGTCTTCATAGAACTTAATCAAGTGCTTACCTATAAATTGACTATACAGTCATTATATGGATATGTGACTGTACAGTCAATAGATATTTTAAAATTGCCACAATTACCCCTCATTATGAGGGGTGAGTCTAGGCTGACACTGGCAGCACTGGCAATTAAAAAAGTGCATACCAGGGTGAAAAATTTTGCTGCCTTCTGTGGGCTGACACTGCCTTCTATCCTCTTATGCTTTGTTTCGAGGATGACAAAGGGTGATTTTATGGGCTGACACTGGCAGCACTGGCAATTAAAAAAGTGCATACCAGGGTGAAAAATTTTGCTGCCTTCTGTGGGCTGACACTGGCAGCACTGGCAGCACAGAAGGGCTTATGCTGCCTTCTGTGGGCTGTCAGCCCTTCTATCCTCTTATGCTGCCTTCTATCCTCTTATGCTTTGTTTCGAGGATGACAAAGGGTGATTTTATGGGCTGACACTGGCAGCACTGGCAGCAAAAATAGGCAATTTTAAAATATGTATTGACTGTACAGTCTGAAGTCTATATAATGACTGTACAGTCAATTTATCTGAAGGGTGACAACATGACAAAGGGTGTGGAACTAAGGGCAGGAATTGAGACTCTACAGTCTCATAAGGGTGTGACCATAGCTAAAATTTTTGAATCTGCTGACACCCTGAATCTAATCACCAAAACAGGCACAAAGGTTAAGCCCATTACTAGAATTTTGGTGACTCTGGAATGGCATAAGCCCTTTATTACATATGATGAAATCAGACTCATCATTCAAATACTGAAGGCTTCAGCCCCGAAATACTGGACTCTCGACTATGTGCTGGGTGATAAGGTGACTCATATTTCATGGTATCTGCCCAGAAAATAGGCTGCCCGTGCTGCCAGTGCTGACACTGGCAGCACATAACAGGGCTTAAGGCAATTTAAGCCCTGTTATGTGCTAATCGCACTTTCGCAATTTAATAACTGAATAGGGGTGAAATTATGGAGTCTGTTACGGATACGGCTATGGCTCTGCCTGAGCCACGGATTGTCGCGACAACGACTAGCCCTGACGACCAAAGCATAAGCATTATGCTCAATTGGCAGGGTGACAAACCGGATGACCTCGCGCTGTGGGTATCGGTGAAAGATGGACTTGCTGTCGTAATCGACAACAATTCGTCTGAAGCTGCCATCGCAGCACATACGAGCATCATTAAGCCAAAGTATTGGGGTAAATTGTGCATGTATCTACAGCCTAGCCGATGCCGCCCCGTGATTGCGCTTGTCGGTCCCGCTGGGAACGGCAAAACGACAGTTGCGGAGGCAGTGCTGGAAGTGCTGGGGTACGAGTACGAAGTCCTCGATATGACTGAGTTTATCGAACCGGCAGACCTCATCGGAGCCACGACCTACGTGCTGAAGGATGGGCAGGGGTCGGAGGTGTACAAGCCTGGAATTGTGACGCGCTGCTTTACGCAGGGCAAGGCTTTGATTATCAATGAGTTTGACGCGGCAAATCCGCGTGCGGCTCTCTGTCTTCAAAGTGCCTTTCAAGCGGCAGGGATGCACAAAAAGGGTCGGTACATCACAAGCCCTGAAGGGCGGGTATATCCGCAAGGTGACTGCCCGATAATCCTGACCATGAACACTTTCGGTAGTGGCGCAACGCGGCAGTATGTCGGTCGCAATGCCCTTGATGCCGCAAGCATGGATCGGATCACGATTATCACGACAGGGTATGAGCATGAGAAAGAAATCCTGCTCTCGAATGGCTACGATGAGTATACGGCTGACCAGTTGGTCGATTGGGCTGCGTCCATGCGGAAAACGATTGACGACAACGCGCTGCGCGTGGTGCTGTCAAACCGGACACTGCTGCGGATGGCTGACGGGATCGACTTCCTTGGTTGGGATTTAGAGGAAGCAATGGAGCATGAATTTTTGGAGCGGCTGGACGCGGACACGCGGGACATGCTGGCTCCAAAACCTGCGCCCGTGCCTGCGCCCTCTGCGCGGCCTTCTTTCAACAATCCTAAGCCTGCAAGCCCGTTCGGCAGTGCGAGTCCTTTTGCTGCCAAGTCTGGATCATGAAAATGACTGTCCGCTTTGCGCTCGTGTATCACGCCCCTCCACATGTTCGCATGTGGGTGGGATTGGTCGCACGACCTAAAACCCTTATTAACAACTGAATAGAAAGGATACGAAATGCAAAAGAAGTCGATTTTTCGGCTTGAGCCTTACACCAACAAAAAAGGTAAGAAAGGCCTCGGCATTCGGTTGGATATGCGCGACCTCGCGGCCTATCCTGAGCCTGATCCACGGATCGGCAACCAATTGTTCAACGATTACAAAATCGGTGACAAGCGGTTCCGTGTGTACTTCGATCATTCGCTGGCACGTAAGGCCATCGAGGATTGGGAAGTGCCCAAGGATTTGCTCGGTGAGAGCCGCCTGATGGCCGGTCGCATCGGCCACCTGTTTGCTGATGTGACCAAGATCGTGATCGAGCGCAATTGCATCAGTGGTCGGTTGGATACGCGCAAGCTCAGCAATGTCGTCATGACCTCGCTGTCTGGCACATATACAGCCGAAACGGTGCGCCCGTACAAGCATCGCGAACTGAAACCTGCTAGGCCGCCCCGCATCGCGATTTTGTCGAGCGCGGGGGATGGTGAGGTGGGTAATCCAAAGTATCTGCCGACACTTATGCGGACATCGCTGGCTTTACAGTGGGCAGCAGAGGCCAACGGCCTTGATGTCTACGCCACAATGTCGCTGGGACGCCATCGCGTTCATCCGAAATCGGGATACGAGGAAGCAGTGATGCCCTACATGCTGGCCGAACCAGGCAGCACGTACAGCCCAAAGATTTTTAGGGCTGCGCTGGATTATCATCTGTGGTGGCAAGGCATGATGAATTTGATGCAGCACGAATATGCCTATGCCGAGCAGCTTTCCATGCTCGATGACGGGCAAACGAGTTTCGGCAAATCGAATGTGCCTTACCTGTTCGTGTGTGGGAACGGCGGCCCAGCGGTTGCGTGGGCACGCGAATGGCTCAAGCCTGACTTGATTATCACGGTGGGTAATATCAGTGATCGGCAGGACGCAGACATCCAGCTTGAGATTACCACGACACCGGATACCATCGTCAAAGACATTGCACGACAGATTAACAAGCTGTCACACACCGCGTAGTGAGCGCACGCGGAACAGGCCACGAGGTTGTCACCCCTTCCTCGCGGCCTGTGACGTGCGCTCAAGCACGACTTTCTATTTAACAACTGAATATATGGAGGATACGATGATAACTGTGAGAGAGTACCACGCCATGCCTGAAGGCTTGAGAAAGGGTGCGCGGGTGGTCGATCCGGCCAACGGCATCCAAGGAGAAGCCGGTCGCAGTGTGGAAACCCAACGGGAGCCAGAGGTGAATTACCTTGTGTCTGTCGATGGGATCATGCGCGGCTACGAAGGCGGCGAAAAGGTCATTGACCTTGGCAATCTGGATGATCGGATGCAGCACATCGGTGAGGCAGCTATCAATGCTTTCTTGCTGACGATGGCGCAAGGCTTCCCAGATGCCCGAACCTGTGAAGCTAACCCTGTGACGATGTTCGTCTTCGAGCAAACGGCACAGTCCGTTCTTCACCAATGGGTCACGGCGAACGTGCCGGTTGCGGAAGGCAGCAACATGCCCCCTGCCCCACTCGATCCCTACAAGGTCGCCAAAGCGCAGGCCGAGGCTGCATGGATACGCAGCAAGTTCGAGGATGAGCCGGACGAGCGGCCAGTGGTTAAGCATGAGGTTGGTGATACGGTCGCGCTCAACCACGACTATCCGCACGCCTTTGAGGATAGCAAGGGTAAGTGGCACGTCATCCGCAAGGGTGCGGAGGCCTTCATTACCGAAGTAGATGAGGGCACGGGGTCGGCAGTGATTCAGTTTACCTTGTGGCTGCCGGAGTATGTTGGCCGCCGCTTCCTGCTGAATGAACTTGACCCTGTAAGAAAGGGTGTCAAGGTCGGTGATACGGTGCGGCCAGCGGCATGGGATGGTACAGATGCCCCGCTCACGGTCGGGGATACGGCAGAACTGACCGAGTACCACTTCGCCAAGGTGTATGACAGCACCAACGAATATCCGCTTGACGCAGGGCTTCAGGGTGTGGTGATCGGGATCAAGGATGGCGAGGCTTCGCTCTTGTTTGAAGACCTCGAAGACTGCCCGTTTGTGCCCCTGACCAAGCTGAAGCGCGTCAACCCTGACGACATGTAACCCCTAAATTTACAACTAAATAACCAAAGCACCCTATGCGCTCTCAGCGCATGGGGAGCTTTGCTTTTTTAGTCTAACCAATAGAGGAGGATCGAGACAATGGAAACGCTTGCGAGACTGGAACACGCCCACCGGCTGCGGCTGAACGACTGGATACAGATTAGCGCACGGCTGAACGAAAACCTTTCCAAAGCCCATCGCTGGACGGTATCGATCCGCACGCCTTCCTTTACCTATATGGGTGAAGGCAGAACCAAAGCCGAGGCGATGACCCAGGCGAAACGGCAATTTCGCTGGGTGAATGCACAGGGCGAAGCACGGGCGACCGCTTACCGGCGCTACAAAGCGCATTGGGACGCACTGAATATCAAATGGGACTCGCTGCATCAGGACGAGCAGGAAGCCCTTGGGGGCAGCTTTCCGGTGACGCGGCACATGCAAGCCTACTGGCACGCATTGGAGGATCGTGGGCTTGTGGTCATCCATAAGCGGGACGTGGCCTATGACATTGACCTCACCCCGATGGGTCGCCGCCTGATGGATTCAGTGGACTAAAGCACCAAATCACCCTATGCGCCCTCCGCGCATGGGGAGCTTTGCTTTTTTAGTTCAAGTAGAAAGGATGAAGTATGACGTACATCACGCAAGCCGAAACGAATAAGTTTATTCGTCAGGCACTCGCTGAGATGTGGCCTAAAGTCAAGTTTCGGGTCTACATCAGCGGGGGATCGACCGATGTGGAATGGTGGGACGGGCCGAGCGTGGCCGAGGTGGAACAGGTCACCAAGAATTTTGAAGGCCAGTCGTTTGACGGGATGCAGGATTTAGCAACCCCGATCTACGGCATCCATCCGGTGACGAAGGAAAAAGTACATTGGGGTGCGGATTATATCCATGAGCATCGCAAGTACACGGTGCCCTTCTATACCCGCATGGCGCAGATCGTGTGCGACCGCTACGGGCTGCCCCTGCCTGAGATTAAAACCTCGACATGGGATCAGTCGGCACATGTGGCGCAGGATCACAGCGTTTTCCCTGGCGGGGGCAGCTATACCCTGTCTGACCTGATTTATCAGGAAGCGCACAAGACGAGCGACAGTCTGCCAGCGGCCAAGTCTGAGGCCAAGGCCAAGGGCAGCAGCGACAGTTACCGAGCGGTCAAGGTCGATGGCGGCTGGGAAATCCACAACACGCGCTTTGAGGATGCGGATACCTTCCGGCAGTACAAGGATACCCTTGGCTTCCGCTGGAACAAAGACGACCGCAAAGACCGCTTCTGGATGTGTCCAGTGGAAAAGCTGCCGGATGATATTCAGGCGCTGGTCGATGGGGCTGCCTTTGATGAAGTGGTGGAGAACCTGAAGGCCGACAACGCCATCAAGGCTATCACCTATGACTCACCTGCGGACAAATTCCGCAAGTTGGCTGTAGCTATGCAGAAGCTGATTGATGAGAAACGCCATCCGGCCACGGCCAACCAGAACCCGACCCGCCGCCGCATGGACATCATCGCGGGGATGGCGCAGGATGCCGACCGCCTGGAACGGGTGCAAAGTGCCCTTCTTAAACTCGCGGACGCATGGGATACGGACACAGTGCCTGAGGTGCTGAAGGGTGTCCTGACACGGGCTACGGTGGAATGGCTGTTGTTTAAGGATTACCTGCCCAGCGCTGTTACGGCGAAAGACGACTTCAAACGGCTGCTGAAGGCAGGGATTGGCACACCGCACCGCTTCAGTGATGCACGCTTTGAACTGCGGGAACTGTTGAAGGACATCCCGCCCAAGGAAATGACCACATGGGACAAAATCGCGGCCATCAAGCGCGATCTGATTGGGACGAACATCGAAGGCTTCATCCCGACCCCCAGCAACATTGTGGATCAGATGCTGGCAATGGCCGACATCCAGACTGGAATGCGGGTGCTGGAGCCAAGTGCCGGTTGGGGCAACATTGCCGATGCGGTCAAAGACCAACACCCTGACGCCATCGTCCACTGCGTTGAGCCTGTGCTGCGCCTGCGTGACATTCTGGAACTCAAAGGGCACGAGCTGGTGGCCTACCAGATATTCAACTATGACGTGAAGCGCGAAGACATGTACGACCGCGTGGTCATGAACCCGCCGTTTGAAGATGAGCAGGACATCGAGCATGTGCAGTATGTGTATGAGCAGTTCCTGAAAGAAGGCGGGAAGCTGGTCGCCATCATGAGCGAACATGGCTTTTTCGCCAACAGCAAGCAATCCAAGGCCTTCCGCGAGTGGTTGGAGGAGATCGGCGGGACGAGTGAGAAGCTGCCGCCGGACGCTTTCAAGGCCAATGGCTACCGTGTGACCGGTGTGCAGACGCGCATTGTCATGATTGAGAAACCTGTTTACGTCCCGACTAAAACCGTGGACATTGTAACGATAGAGCAACCTGTTAAGGCCATTGACCCATTGGTCAAAGCCCAGCGCGACTACGCCAAGGCGGCGATGAGTGGGGATATTGAGGACATGAAGGAAGCCGCACGCATTCTGCGTGAGGCCATAGCCCAGAAGGAGCAAGTGAAAAATGCGTAAGCGAGTGACTGTAAACCTGAATACCCCTGCTGACGCGGCCAACAAGCGCGACCGCAACGAGCAGCGGGTGATCGAGTTCGGCTGGAACAACCCCAGCACGGGCAATCTGCAAGGGGGATTGATTCACTTCTTCCCCTTACACCTGACCAAGCTGCGTGTTGACCTGTACCGGCTGGATGACACCAAGGTCAATATCGAGGAAGCGGACAGCTTCAAAATGGCGATGATCCTCAACTCAACCGAGGAAAACGTCATCATCCACCTTGGGCAGCGTGGCGCGATCAGACGGGTGGAAATCCCGAATGATGCTGCTGAGAGCCTGCTGGCACGCGGCTTAGTCAAGCATGACATCACCGAAACGGCTTTGATGATGATCCTGACCGATGCCGGTAAATACCTGTACCGCCAATGGAAGGAACGGCAGGCAGCATCATGAATGACAACACAGCCAAGAAACCGAAAGTATTTGTCTACGCCCCCTTCTCGCGCCCGAACGTGTGGCCGGAGGGTGGGCAGGCGGTCGAGAAGATGGAAGGCTTTGAGGCCTACGACCTCGGCTATGGGTTCGTGAGATATGACCATCAACTGACCTTTGACGACCTGTACAACTATCAGCTTGCGCCCGTGTCCCATGAGGCATGGCCGCACAAGGTCGGTGATCCGGTTGTCGTCGATGAAGTGGATGAGGCTGTGGTGTGGGGATATGCCCCACGCCATCAGTACATCGTCCGTTTTACTGATCCCTATTTACTCGATGTCCACGCACTCGCCTCATGGCGCGTAATAGAAGGAGGAACATTGTGAGCAAGCACACCACGATTGACCGGCTCCGGCGCAAGCTGGACTCGGCCACCAACAAACTCAACCGGTTGGAACAGAAGCGCTACCCTGGCGATGAGATGGTGGAACACTTCCACATGGGATTGGTCGGGGGCAGCGGGAAACCCTCCCGCGAACTGAACAAGCGCAAGGCCGCAGCACTCGACCACATTATTGATGATGCCAAGGAAAAAATCCGCCTGCGTGCCATGATCGGCGGCCTTGAGCGCAAGATTGACTGCATGATGAAGAACCCGCCGCCCCACAAATCGGAGCGGATCAAGCGCAATCCGGCCAGAACACCCAAGCCCGTATCGCCCGTGTTGAACGAAACCTACCACTTCTGGGCACGGGGCTTGTGGGAAGACATGGAAACCCGCCTCAGTGCCGCACGCAGCCGCTTCGTGCAGGATGCCGCATGGGATAACCTCGACAATCAGGCCATCCGTGGCGAGATGCACGTCTACATTGAAGTGCAGGCGACCATCAACTGCCAGCACCTGCGCGGCAAAGAGGTGACCATTGACATGCTGGTCGGGGCAGTCCGCAAAGAACAGGCCAAGGCCGAGCGGCAGGCCAACGAGGAGCCGGATAAGGCATGGATACAGGCCAGCCGCCGCGCCCACTGTGCCACCGCAGACCAAATTGTCGCCTTCCTGACGGGTGAAATCGTACCGAGCTAGTTGACTGTACAGTAAATAATAGATAATATGGAGGCAATAACCGTGACAGCGACAGAGACTAGGATACGAGAAATGCCCCCAAAGGGATGGAAGAAAGAACGTGACCCGAATGAGGTCAAACCCCCACGTACCAACCGCATCCAAAATGCGTCCATGTACCTTGGCAAAGATGACGAGCGTGCAAAGCGTCTGGCCGCCCTGGACCGGCTGGCGAAGAAGTTTAAAGCGGAAAACCGCTCGGTGCTGATCCAGATGATCGCAGATGGTGACATCAAACTCACACCGTCATGACCTAACCATGTCTGCATATCCAACCACATACTGAAACCGGCTTACGAGCCGGTTTTTGCTTTTCTAAGGATAGATACGATGAAGCAATTAGACCTCTTTTGTGATGAAGGGGAACGTGCCCAAGCGCTCCCTGACCTTGATCCTGGTGCGCTCCTGCGCGATGGCTGGGATTTGGTCGTCAGCATATCGGGCGGCAAGGATTCTCAGGCCATGCTCCGGCACTTAACCCGCTGGCACCGCCAGATGGCATTTAAAGGGCAGATCATCGCCGTACATGCCGACCTTGGCCGCGCCGAGTGGGGTGTGACGCCCCGTGTGGTCGCCAAGCAGTGCGCCGATGCCGGTGTGCCGCTCCATGTGGTACGCCGGAACGATGGGCTTGATTTGCCTGCCCTGATCGACCGCCGCCGCCACAAGCTCGCAGGCACGGACAAACCCTTTTGGCCTTCTTCTGCTGCGCGGTACTGCACGAGCGATGAGAAACGTGCTGTTATCAACGTCTGGGTGAACAATCATTTCCCGACCGGTCGCATCCTTGTGACTATGGGAATGCGTGCCGAGGAGAGTAAAAACCGCGCACGGCTACCCATCCTGTCGGAGCGGAAAGGCTGCCACGTCAAGAAGCGGCAGGTGCTGAACTGGCTGCCGATCCATGACTGGACGCTCTCACAGGTGTGGTGGGAACTTGGCTACCGGACGGACATGCTCCGGCTGTACCAGGCAGCGATCCAGCAAAAGCGCGAGGGCGGCATGGATAAGCAGCAACTGGTCGAGAACCTGCTCGGCTCGTTTGTGGCGCATCCCGCCTATGCCCTTGGCAATGAACGGCTGTCCTGTGCGTTGTGCGTGTTGGCCGGTGAAAATGACCTGTTGAACGGGGCGGAATTTGCGCCCGACCTGTACCGGCAGTATACGCGCTGGGAGATGGAGTCCGGCTGGTCGTTTCAGGATGGCAAATGGCTGTCTGACCTACGGCCCGACCTGTTGGAGCCGGAAGTACGGAAATGGCAGGCAGATCGTGGCGCGTAAAGTACCCTCACCCCACTCGCCGCGTCAGAAGCTGGTCGTGGCCGCTGCCCACAACACCGACAGGGAGCGGCTGAAGCAATCCCGTAAGTACCTGTGTGAAGACAACCGCGCCTATGTCCACTTACGGATCGAGGATATTGTCAGCCAGTGGCGGCACGCCAAGACCTATCCGAAGGTCGTTGAATACTATTCCAAAATCAGTGATGCCGCCCTTGAGCGGCTAATTATCGATGTGATTGAGTACCGAGTGAAAGGATAGCTGATGGCAAACCGATTTGACCTACCGAGCCTCATCCAGCAGCGGCAGGCATGGGAAGCACAGGCCGACAAAGTGCGCCCCCAAGCCCGTGCCCTGATGGATGAGGCCTGTACCGAATGTGGCAAACCCTTTGACGGGGATTGGGTCACGATGCGGATGGGCGACCGCCACATCTGCGTGGATTGTTTCCTGAATGAATCCCCTGCCCCCGTCCGCGTTGGTTATGGGGTGCATCAACACGTCCTGCCCTATTTAGGCGAAGGATAAGGTCATGAAAGCAGTACCGGTTGAGGGTTTTGTATCCATTAATGAGGAGGTGATTCCCGTCCGCAAAACCGTATTTAGCTGGGGCACACGCCTTGTACGGCGTAGCGGCGTGCTGGGGGAATGGCTGCGCGAAGAAAGCCGCGTGCTGAACGCCAACCCCAAACGCGCCTTTATGCTCAAGGCAAGTGGCCGTGTCGATCTACGTCCAAAAAAAGAAAGCGTGACAAATGATTAAAAGCTACGTCAACCAAGTGCCGCGTATTCTCAATGCTCAATCGCGACCGGAAGAATTTGAAGCCTTCCATCGCTCGACCATGAGTGCTGCCATCCTTGAGATATACGATGCTCTGCAAATGAAAGGCTTTGAAGCGTCCTACGCCAAGAACAAGGGGGGCGGATTCTGGATTAAGGGACGTGGGTACACATCGTTAAAATGGTCGGCCCGTCTAGCGACTTCCAAAAAAGAGCTAACGCCTGCAATCAGGCAGAAAAGGAGTAAACGAGTATGAGTAGTGACGAACGCAGACCGTACCATGAGGCCATGCCCATTGCTCAGGCACTGTGCGAACAGCTAAGCCCGTACTGTGCCAAAATCCAGATTGCTGGCAGCTTGCGCCGTGAAAAGCCGGATGTCGGGGATATTGAGATCGTGGCGATGAACAAGGGCGGCTTACTCGAAGCACTGGACAAAATGGTGTCCACCGGTGAGGCCGAAATAGCGATTTATTCCAACGGCAAAGCCCGCTGGGGCAGCAGCTATCGCGGCTTGCTGTACAAAGGGATGAAGTGCGAGATATTCCTCGCGAACGAATGGAATTGGGGCTACATCCTGATGCTGCGTACCGGTCCAGGCGATGCCAACCAGTACCTGATGCAGTTCCTCAACTACCGCCACTCGCCCTACAAGGCCGAAGGGGGATTCTGGTGGAAGGGTGAGACAAAGCTCGCCATCCAATCCGAGCAGGCGCTGTACACCATGCTGGGCATGAAGTACCTCGAACCATCCAACCGCACCGAAGACGCCTACCGGCTCCAGCTTCAAGGCGCATATCACCGGTTCGGCCCTGCCCCGCTGATGTGTGTCGTCTACTTTGACCATATCGCGCTGAGTGATGCGGATCAGGTCGATTGCACGATCAACACCAAGGACGAGATCGGGCATCTTCTCGCGATGGAGGGATGGATGACCGCTGTCGGGGTGAAGGATTGGGATAAGAAGTACCTCGAACTGCTGCGGACCCGCTGGCTCATGAACCCTAATGTGTTCATGCGTGCCATCACGCGGCAGCGCCTGGTGCTGCGGATGGGTGTGCAAGGTGCGGACATCCTGCTTGATGTGCTGCGGAAGGTCGGCCTCTCCCGTGGCATTGCGGTGGTCTTCGGCGGGGTGCTGGAAGCCAAGCCCACACAAACGGCCATGTTTTAGGTGCAGCCAACGAACAGCAACCCCAACGAGTGATGAAACGGTATAAAAAGGCGTGCCGTGTGGAAATCTGACCTTCCACACGGCGGCCATAACTGCAACAAAAAATGGACACCAATAGAAATGAGGAGAGCTACAGCTATGACAGACGATACTTTAACAACCGCCGAGCCATTTGACCAGCACGGGATTGAGCAGGTAGCCGAGCAGCAGCTTAAACACATCATGCAGCGCTCCGGCGATGCCCTGCCTCTACTGATCTCGGTCGGACTCAAACTGCATAAGTGCCGGTCGGCTGTGACCCGTGCCGAGCGGCTGACCCTGTATATGACGATGATGCGGCTGCGCCTGGACGGGATTCTCATCCTGCCGGAGCGGATCATGACCAATTTTGTCGCCCGTGTGCTGGTTTATGAGGCCATCTGCCGACGCCTTTACGTGGAGGTGACCGGTGAACGCTCTTGAAGATGATCCTCTGGTGCTGGCGTTTGAACACGCTATGGCTGAAGGCGTCGAGTTTATGGCGGCCTGCGGCGATGACTTTGACGAAAGCGACTTGCGCCAGTGGCGTGCCCATTGGGGCGAGGTGCTGGACGAAAACCTCGTTGCAAAAGTTTATGAACCGGACGACCGCTATGAACGGCAGTACCTGATGATTGCCCTCATTGGCATGGCGGCGAATGAAAGCCTGTGGGCTACGCTCGTGCTGGCCTACGAGGAAGGCGATGAAACCATCGCGCATCTGGCCGAGTGGGCAATGCTCAACATCAACCCCATGCGCTACGGCCTCGACCGGTTCTTTAAGGCGATGGCGGCCTACGTCTACGAGCTACACGGGGATGTGCCCTATCAATACGACCTCATTTGACCCATGGGTCAAAACCGCAAACAAAAACACCCGCTTATAAGTGGGTGTTTTTATTGCCCTGACAGACGGTTTTCATCGGGCAGATGCTATGTGTCATTCCGTCACGACATCCTGAAGTTGCGGGGGGCAGACTCGAACTGCCAATCTCGAAGTTATGAGCCTCGCGAGATGCCGTTTCTCTACCCCGCTATGCGGCGGTTTTCCGCAGACCGCAAACTGCCCCGATCTAAGTCACGGGCTACTGACCATCAATGGTGCGGCGGCTTCTTTGAGCTTTGCCACCGCGTATTAAGGGCGAAAACGCCCAATATATTGAGTCGATGCGAGGGAAAGGCGGCCTACTGCGTCGGTTGTAGGCCATTAAGGTTATCCCGCTCCATCCTCCGGCGATCTTTCGCACCGGCCTCATGAGCTACCGCGAACCGCCCCACCTGTTAAAGAAGGCAGTTTTTGACGAACTCTGCCAAACGTTCCCCTTACGGCTGGGGGCTGCCCTACGGTTGGGGGTCTTACCCCCTTGCGACCACACATGAGTTTTTGTGCCGATGGCAGGAATTGAACCGTGCTTCCTCCACTAGCTCGCTAGTGGCGCTCTACCGGTGAGCTACACCGACTTGTTGGTGAAACGCCCCCACGATTGGGAGGGTGCGGGAGCGTTTCCTTAACCCAACGGTAAATCGAATATAGAACGGATTTTCGTATTCGTCAATAGGTTCGACCGTCATTCATGAACGACTTCTTTATTTACTGCCGTTAGGAGGCATGTAATACTGTGACGACATCACAAGCAAATGAGGACGCTATGAACATCAAATGGATACTCATCTACGGGGGTTCTGATAACATCCCGTTGCATCTGGAAGCGGCCCGTGTGGCCGTGCTGAAGACGCTGCCGCTCGTCGCCACGCAATGCGGGATCATGGTACTGGATCGGCTGGGGATCGAGGCCGAGGCCATGCGGACGTGTGTGACATGGGGCTTGAAGCTGCTGGTCGTTGGCACGAATGCCCGACCGGCCAGCGCCATCAGTCGCAAATACTACGAACGGGCTGTGCTGCCCAAGGGCACGGCTCAGGAAACCAAGGCCAGACTCACCCGCTACGCGCTGCGGAAGGCGTCCGGCGTGGTCATCATCGGGGATTCCCCGGACTGTCAGGCGCTGCGGATGTATGCCGCTCTGCTCCGCAAAACAGCCAAACATGTCCCTGCCCCGCTCGACACCACCCGCCTGGTCGCACCGGATTCGGACTGGCTCCGCATCAACGGCCACTGGTACATCAACGGGTAAGCCGTGATTAACCTCCTCTCAGGCGGTGGGTTTGCTTTTGCGGTCACGCAGAAACTACCCACCGCTTTTTTTGGCCTGCTCACCTCCCCCAGCGCAGGCAACCATCCCCAGCGTGCCATCGACATCGGCGTGCCGTGGGCATGTGACAACGACTGCTTTGTCAGGTATGACCCCATCGCCATCCATGAAATGCTCGTGCGCTACAAGGGCTTAAAGGGCTGTGTGTTCATGAATGCGCCGGACGTGATCCAGAGCCACAGCGGCACGCTGAAGCGCTTCCACGTCTGGGAGCGGATCATACACGGCATGGGCTTCCCCGTGTCCTTCACACTCCATAATGGCTGTACGGTGGATACGGTCCCGTGGGACAAATGCGATGCGCTTTTTATCGGGGGGAATAACGCTTTCAAGTACAGCGCTGCCGTGCCCAAAATCGTGGCCGAGGCTGTACGCAGGGGGATGTGGGTACACCACGGGCGGGTTAATTCGCGGGAGCGGATTATCTACAGCCGCAATATGGGATGCGCCTCATTCGATGGCACGGGCTTTTCAGTCTACCCGCCTAAAATCCTCGCCCTGCTGCCCTACCACACCGGCCACCGGCAGCCGAGCCTTCTACCCTTCTAATCCTTTCCATAAATCATCTATTTTGCACTGCGTACAAACCCCGTCTTCTGCACTGGCTCGAAGCTGACCGCATTCAGCACACTGATACACCGGCATGGCCTCGACCATCTTCCGTGCTGCCCGTACCAGGGCTTCTAACGCGGCTTGCGTCTCTGGCGTCATGTTCGGGTCGGCCAGCATATGAACCGGCTCCCCATCGACATCCATGTAAAAGCCTTTGTGACGTTTGGGCATGGCTTTACTGCATACTCCGCAGCGCACTGACAAAATTCTGAGCGCTGTCGTTGTTCTTTGATTTGGCGACCATAATGGCCGGTTGGGTTTCCTGATCTTCATCCTCGAAGGTCGGCAGCGCAAAATTAGGGGAAGCGATTTTCTTCATGCCCTGCCCTGCTGCCGGTTGGGTGGACTGCATCGTGTAGCCACCGGTGCGGGTTAAGGCTGTGACCATCTCGGTGAGGTCGCGGATTGTATTCTTGAGTTCATCAATGTCGGGGGTTGTGGTCGGGGTCGGATCAACGGCCACGGGCGCAGGCGTTGAGTCTTCCTGAAGATGCGGAAACATCTCGTGCATCTTGTTTTTGCTGCCCTCACGCATCTGGCGCAGCATTTCAATGAGCGAATCGGCAGCGATGCCCCACTCGGCAAGATAAATCATGATCGTCAGTCCATCGCGGATGTACTGCGAAAATTTCTTCTTACGCTTCAGGGTAATGATCCATTCGTCTAGCCACGCCTCGACTTCCTTGGCGATGTCCAACTGGAATTTATGCGTGCGTTTGATCCGCTTTGCTTGTGCCATGAGTATAGTCCTAAATGTGTCCTAAGGGCAACGCCCTTTTGTTACAACATGCTAAACAGTGTAACCACATGTTCACATCGTCCGCAATGCAACAAATGTTCGCTCACGTCTTTTCACATCCGCTCCTGCGTAGTACCACGCGGTAATGCGTGTTACACTCTCGTGCATGACCAACTTAACCGCAATCCAAACGGCAACCTTATTTAACGTTAGCAGGGAAGCGATCCGGCAATACTCGCTGAAGTTTGCCGAGTTCCTGAGTCCGGTCGCCCGACCAGAGCAGGGTAGGCAGCGCATGTTCACGCCGCCCGACCTTGAAGTGATTAGCCTGGTGGTCAGCCTGAAGGCCGAAGGCAAAATCTTTGACGACATCTACGCCGCACTGCGGAACGGCCAGCGCGGCGACATCCCTGAAATGGATAGGGGGATCATCCCGCGCAGCGACAGCAATGAGATGATGCTCTCGAACCGCATCCTCGAATTGACCGCCGAACTCCATTCCAACAAGGGGCAGATTGAATTGTTAAAAGAGCAGCTACGTGAAACACAGGCCAGATTAGAGCGCCTGATTGCTGAAAACGCCGTGCTGAAAAACAAGCAGGGCAGTTAATCCTCCATCAACAAATCACGCAGGTTATAGACTTCATCACCCAGCACCGACCGCAGCGCGGCCAGTGTTTTGCGCGGATCACCTTTATAGATGGTGACGATCTCGGCCTTCACGGATGGCGTAGCTTCCTGCTGCCGCTCGAAGGTCAGCCGGATGTGTTCCTGCCGCGCTTCCTCATTGGCATTGGCAAGGTCGGTTAAGGTCGCCAGTTTGAGCGCCACGCCGCCCAAGTACCCGCGCAGCACCTCCGGCAGCACGAGCGACTCCTGTCCAGGCGGACGGTCGAACAGTCCGGCCAGCGGCTCGACCAGGGCAGGGCAGGTGAGGCCGAATTTACCCATGAGTTGCACGATGTGGCCCCGTTTTTTCGGATGCTGCTTATCCAGCGCAGCCACGAACGCATGGCCGGTGTCTGCGGTAATGGCTCCGCTGACGACCATGTGGGTGACGACCACGTAGGTGGATTGAAACACCGTCGCCTTGGTCATGACCTGAGCCACGGCCTTGGTCACATGGGTGGCCTGAATGCGGGTGTTCTCCGCAATTGCCATCTGTTTGGCAAGCTGGAAGGCCTCCACCTGCTGATCCGGCTCCAGATCGGAAATGCCGGATTCGCGGACATGCCGCTCCCGCAGTTGATCCACCGGTTCATTTTGACCCATGGGCGAAAGGGCGATGTTGGACCGTACCTCGAACAAGCGGAACAGGCGATACCCGTGCCGGTTGAAGCGGTCTATGAGGCAGCTACGCAGATCCACGTAGCCGAGCGCCTTCCAGCCAAGACGCCGGTCAAACTCGTGTGCAAGGTCGGCAGCACTCTCGAAATGCGCCTGGATTTCCTTCAGACAAATCTCCGCTTCCTGCAAGGACATGGATTCAATAATGGTCGTTTCCATTGATACGCCTGAGCCTCCTTTTTATGTCGTTTGTAATGGCTAGTAATATCTGAATTTTTCGTGAAAGGCGTTTGCAAGTGTTGACTATATATAGTGGATTTACTAAAGTGTGTCTATGTTAAGCGAATGTAAAAAATCAGGTTGTAATTATTAACATTAAAAAAAGTGGGCACGTTCTGGTGATCCATCCCGCACCCAAATTTTTAACAACCGCGCACCTTACAAATCGAAGTTAATCGGAATCCTTGCGTTTTTTCTTGTCCTTGATGCCGGATGCCTTAGCTACGATCCGATTATACAGTTCGGGATTGGCCGTTTTAACGAGTTCTGCTATCAGTTCGTCGTTCGTCAGGCTGTCCTCGGTTTCTGCCAGATGCTCAGCCGCAAACGCTTCCATAAGCGCTTTGGTTAGCGGCGATACTTTGAGAGTCACGTCGTTTGCCACCCCACTGTTACCTTTCTATTTTGCTCATTATAAGCCCGTATAGTGTAAGTAGTCAATTGTTAAATAGCTCTAACTTGACTATTTGTACTAAAAATACTACTATTAAGAGTGTAGAGCTTTTTCTCTATTTTACACGATTTTACCGCCTGTAACAATTAAAGAAATGGGTTTATTGCCTTAATTGTAAGTTCGCTCCCTTGCGGTAAACAAAAAAATCGACTAGCGATGAAAGAGGTGTATTCATGACGTATTAAATTTCATATAATCCTAAGAACGGATGTGCTACAGATCAAGTACGGCGAACCTATAATTGGGAGGAAAAGGATATATGCAGCCGTCAGCATTCGAGAAACGATTTTCAATGTTATGGGATGGATTAGAGAAGTGGAATAAGAACAGCGGGCCGCGGCGGTTAGGGGCGGCATGGAAGGTAGGCGAGTATGCCCACTATGAAAGCCGGACGAATCCGGCTACCGGCGAGAAGACCCGCGACCTCGTAGACAAGCGGGATGTGACAGCCCACATTGAAACGTGCGGCATCAGCGGCCAGATGCGGTTGGTCATGGTCGGTAAGAACCTGCTGCACAACCGTGATAAGGCCAAGGTCATCCTGTGGTCGGCGCGGGTGATTAAAGACGGACAGGTCTGGATCATCGTCACGCCAGAGGCAAAAGGATGGACGCGCTACAACCGCTTCGTCAGTGCCGAACAGATAGCCGAGCAGCGCCTTATACATCTGAATACCGGCCTTCGTCTGAATGGCCTCAAGACCCCACCGGAAACCCATAAACAAGCCCGTCTGCCGTTGTCCGCCGCCATGCTCATGATGCCTGCGCTTATGATGCTCGTCCATTTACTGAACGTCCTGAATGTGGGGGATATGCTATGACCGAACCCGCGAGTTGGTACGGAGTAGGGGAACCCAACCTAGACGCGGGATTATTGGATATGGAACACGATGGCGGTCAACCGCTGGATATGATCGCCATCGCCATAACGAATACTGGAACGGGGGATGCGTTCCGGTTTTTGGATCGTGACGGGTGCGAGGTCTGGGTCGAGCAGGTACACGATGAAAGCGGCAGCCAGTGGCGTCTGTTTCACACGAATAAGGGTTATGTTTTGCCCTTCGCCGGACGCAATGGCCGCTTGCACGCCATCAGCCTGCTGCGCCAGTACCTGCACAAGCACGTTTCCTTTAGCACGCTCCAACTGCTGCCTGGTCAGGCTCCGCGCCGGTTGGCCGGTGCGATGGAGATTGTCGAGGAGGCATGGGTGTGAGCGAACGCTTCCGTTACAACGAAGACTTTAGCTGGGGCAATAAACGCCACATCCTGCATGGGGGCAAAGGGGCGCACCTCACGACCTACCGCGATAAGACGGTACAAGAGGGCGCACCGGAATTGGCCGCTTTTGTCGGGCAGTGGGTGAGCCATCGCTGGGCCGGTCGCAAAGAGGAGATTCTGATCTGCGACCGCGTGACCCTGATTAATGGGATGCCTTACGTCATTGTGCAGCGTAGGCCGCCCTGGACCGGTGGCTGTGTGCCGGTCGCGCATGTGGTCGATGCGCTGCCTAAGCCCTGCACGGCGCTGGGGTTTCCGATCTGCACTGCAATTGTGGTTTACAAAGAAAAAGCCGCTGGGTAGCGGCCTCGTGAAAAGTAAGGCGGGTTCCCGTGAGAAGTGACCCGCCATTAAATAAAGGATAAACAGAAATGCTTAATGCGTCAACTGACACCCCGTTCAACAGTGAACGGATCGACATGATTAACTTCCCGCGTCCGCATATCCCGACTGAGGATGAATACCAGCGGATACGGACCCTGTGCATCGCCGCGTCCTACACCAAGCTGCTCAACAGTGACTCGACCGACCGCAAGGCGCGGGTGGCCGATGGCATCTTCATGGCAATTTCGGCGTGGGAAATGGGCATCCCGCCCATGGTCGGCTTACGGCACATGTACACGACCAACGGCAAGATTGGCTGCACCATGCAAATGCTCCTCGCCACGGCGCGGCGTGCCGGTGTGCAGTTCCAGATACCGAACACGGCCAGCGTCAACGACATGGCAACGGTCGGCATCCGGCGACCAGGCGAAATGGAATGGCGCTTCTACTCTTACACCATTGAAATGGCGACTGCCGCCGGATTGATGGGTAAGAAAAATTGGCTGACCATGACGAAGATCATGCTCGTCTGGCGTGCCATCGGCGTGGCGATCCGCTTTGAAATCCCCGACATCGTAGGCGGCATGTACCCGTTAGAGGAACTGCTGCCGGATGCCGAGTATGACGAGAGCGGTTCACCGGTGGGCAACCTGATCCTCTACAACCCGCAGCCGGAGAGCAAGCCCAAAGCGACCCAGAAGCCTGCGAGCTCGCAGCCGCAGCGGCTGGCCGATGGCAACAAGGAACCGGAAGCTGCCCGTGAGCCAGCGGTGTGGCCGAGCGCATCCGAGGGTGACAAGCTGGTCAAGTTTGTCGCTTTCAAGATGCAGATCAAATCCGAGTCGGTGCTGAAGTATGCCGGTATCACGGACGTGGCCGACATCAGCACGGAAACCGGATGGGGCAAGTATGCCACGGCGGAAGCGGCAGCCCTCGCCATTAAGGCCGCCTTCGAGGAGGAGCAAAAGAACACGCCTCCGGCCACGCCTAAATCACCCTTTGGAGGCGCACCGGTCAACAAGTGGACTGCTGACGAGCTGGTGAAGATCGGCAACTACGTGGAAACCAATTTCTTTGACCTTGAGGCCGATTTGCCGATGCACGAGGGAACCATGTGGAAGCTGCTGGGCATCGGTGGTTGGCTGGACATCCCCAGCGGCTACAAGGATGCGGTCAGCCGGATCATGGCCTATGTCAATGAGCATCCGGTCGCGATCTGCGTCACCCGTGCCAAGTGGATCAGCACCAACAAGGGCGCGTATGTGCTGCTGAGCAACGAAGGCGGTTTATCGGTACGGCTGTATGGCCGTGACCAACTCCGCAAGCAGGGGCCAGAGTGGGAACTGTACGCGCAGACGCTTGAAGACAAAGCGCAGCACGTTTTCGAGAAGGATCACATGCCCGATATTGTCATCACCAAATGGGAAGTCAAGCAGGCCGGTGACGACAACAAGACCGCCTACAACATCGTGCTGGATGACGGGATTTACATCCCGACCACCACATTTTAGCGAGGAGCGCAATTTGAACGCACTCATTGTCACCGTGCCGGAAGTGGTAACACCTCCGGCCACAACCCTCAAGAAAGATGTGATCGTGCGCTATCCGGCTGGCGAAGTGCCGAGCCTGGTCGCCCTGATCCGCTGGCGCATGGATTACGCCGTGCGCCTGTCCGGCAAAGACCAAATCTGGATGTGCTTCATCGACGATGGCGGAGCGCGGCACATCTACCTGTTTGACCCGCCCAAACTCATCCCGTTTAGCTGGCTGCTCAAGGATGAACCGGAATGCTGACGTATATCAGCCTGTTTAGCGGGATAGGGGGGTTTGATCTGGCGTTTGACCGCGCCGGAATGGCCTGCCTCGCCCAAGTCGAGATTAACGAAAATGCCCGTGACGTTCTGGCGCACCACTGGCCGAACGTCAAGCGATTTAAGGACGTGAAAGATGTCGGAAAGCACAACCTTACAACTCCCGATGTTCTCTGCGGAGGATTCCCATGTCAGGATGTCAGCGTGGCCGGAAACCGCACGGGACTGGCTGGACAGCGAAGCGGCTTATGGTATGAGTTCCATAGAATTATTACAGAACTTTCGCCGCGATTCGTTGTCATCGAAAACGTCCCTGGACTTCTCTCCTCCAATAAAGGGCGAGACTTTGCAGTCATCCTTGGCGGCCTTACCGGAATCATACCGGACGTTCCTGCTGGCGGCTGGAAAAATGCAGGCATCGCCAGAGGCTACGCCCATCTCTACCGTGTCGCATGGCGGGTGCTGGACGCTCAGCATTTCGGAGTCGCCCAACGACGCCGTAGAGTGTTTGTTGTGGCAAGTCTTGGAACGGGAAGTTGCGCCCAAATACTATTTGAGCAAGGAGGGAGCAGCGGGGATTCTCAGACGCGCCGAGCGGAGGGGCAAGACGCTCCCGCCTTTGCTGGAGTCAGCTTTGAAAAACGTCATTCTGGCGGTGACGGTGACCACGCCGAAGGCCAGCAAGCTGCCGGAGTCGCTTCAACCGGTGGAGCGGCTGCCGCAGCGCTACAGCCTGTTACCGGCACTGTCGAGGCGGTCGGTACGGATGTGGCGCAAACCAGCGAAGCGCCTCAAGAAGTTGGCTTCCTGATGCCGTTTCGGATGCTGGGTTTCGGCCATTACACCGAAGACCAAACAGCCAGCGCGGTGAAGGCACGGGATTACAAGGACGCGACCGATCTGGTCGCCTTCAACCTGACCTTCAACGATGTCAACGGACGCCGTAAAGACCGCCCGAACGGCGGCATGTACGTCCGTGAAACGGCCATCTCGCATACCCTGAATGCCGGTGTGCCTTCTGAGAAGACCCTCATTGCCCAGAAGCCCGACCGCATCAAGGAATGGGTTGAGACAGACGACCGCATCCGTGCCGTGCAGTCAGACGCCAAGGCCTCGACCGCGCAGGAACATGTCTATTACAAGCCGAATGCCGTGGTCAATGCGCTGGATACTGCCCACACGGTCAAGGCGCTGGTGGCCTACGGCATCCGCACCGATGTGACGCCGAAGGTGATGGAGAACAAAACCCCGACGCTCGTGGTACCAAGTTCGTCCGGTGGAGGGCATCCGATGGAGGTGCTGACGCCTGACCTGATCGCCAGACGCCTGACACCGACCGAGTGCGAACGGCTTCAGGGATTCCCTGACGGGTGGACGGTGGTCAAAAAGCGCGTTGACTCCCACACCTACATGCAAACCGGCAATTCGGTGGCCGTGCCGGTCTTGGAGTGGATCGGCCAGCGGATTGTGGCGGCTGCCTGGTCGGAGCTATCCGGCATCGTGGTGCAGCCATGACGATTATTGACGCCACTGACCTGTGGGCTGCCGCAGCGGCAGAGATCGACATCATGAGCCAGCCGGATGACTACGATGTCTCAACCAATCCGCCCTTTATCACGCTGTACTACGGCAAAACGAAAGGCCAGCACCTGCCCATCGGCAGCGTGTTTATGGTCGTGAACACGGCCAACCCGTTCGTAAATGAAAAGTCGGAGATCCATCCTCCGTCCTGCATCACGTTCCGCATCGATCAAGTCAACATACGCGGCCAACATGCTGGGGTGACGCAAATCGCCAGACGGGTGTTGACCGCGTGGGAAATCGCACATTTTCAACCGTTATGGGAGGACATATGGCAATCACGAAACTCGAACCCGCACAACTCTTAATGGATGAGGAAAAGGCACGGGCCGTACTGGCGAAGATCGATTCGCTGCGGAAGCGGAAAGGGCACGGCTGGGAGTATTCGCACTTTGAGATCAGCAAGCACGGTGAGGCCTGCGTCAACTGTAGCTTTAATGTCAGCACGGTGACCTTGCAGAAATGGTTTAAGGGAGCAGGGGCGCGTGTCTTCTGGTTTGAGCGCCTGGTCGGGAAAAAACGCTGGAACGTCTGGTTTGAATTTCAACCAGTTTTGCCGGAGTCGTTTTAACGTGTTGCCTGAATCGTCGGTTATGCGTTATAGTCGTCATATTGGGAAACGAAAAACCCGCTGGGCGGCGGGGTTTTCCAATCGACATATGTGTTCGACAAGCCTTTTGACCAATGGGTCGCAAGGAGGGCTTTATATTCCCACACGTCCAACCGGCGCTTTCGCGTTCGCTGGGCTGTGCCTTGTCCCTTACTGTTTGAAAGGATAACACCAAATCCTTTGGCGTGCAAGTTAAAGGATTTGTCTCAGTCAATTATTAGTCGTTTTTAGCGAGGTTTGAAACCCACATGGACAACACCATATGAGCGTCATACACGGCACTAGCCACAAGGCGATCAAGTTCTTCCGCGAGTTTCCGGCTGCGATGGCAGTCTACTGGATTTATGTATCCCGTGCCAATAACGAAGGCGTGGCATGGCCTTCCGTGCGTGGCCTGAGAGCGGACACCGGTTGGTCTACTGATCCAACGATGGACGCACGCAAATGGCTGGTCGATCATGAAGCGCTGGAAGAAGTCAAGGATTACGTCCGGCCCAAGTGGCGCAAACTGGACGATGCCACCAAAGCGCGACTGTTGAATCTGGATCAAGCCCAATACTACCGGCCAACCGGAAAAATCGTGATCGATGGCAAAGAATACGATTTGCTGTACTACGGGGGAACCGAAAGCAGCGACATTGACGAGTCAGAGAGCGACCAAAGCCCCGATGTTCCACCGCGCCGAACATCGACGCCGCCGAACATCGACGCCGTGGAACATCCACCAGGCGGAACGGAACTTGGTATAAGTATTTCCGAACTTGATACCAATCAATCAGAAGATAATTCTAAGACTCTTTCCGCGACAAGCGCGGAAGGGGATAAAAAATCTGGTGAATGGTCGGGGGTGGATGAAAAAACGTCAGCAACGCCTACCGGTTCAGCAGCGGACACCATCAAGGAAAAAACACCGGCCAAGGCGAAGACCACCACCCGCACCACACCCCCCGTTCCGCGCACCCCCTCGCCTCGTAAAAAGAGCGAGTCAGCGTACACGGCAGAGGAGAACAAAGCGATTGGTGATCTCATCAAGGCATGGATGGACGCAGCCGACAATTTCCAGCCCTACGCCTACCAGAATAAGACGTGGAGGGCGCAGGCGGTCAACCTGCATAAGCAGGGCATCACACCCGACAATGTGAAGACGTTCATTGCAGGCCTACGGTCGGATCGTTTTTGGCGGGATAAGGTTATTGAGTGGTCTAAGATCAACGGCGGGATCATCCCGTACCTGAAAGCTCACAACCTGATGGCCCCACGTTACAAATCGGCAGACACATCCGGCATGGATTTACCGGACGACCCCTACGTTTAAGGAGGAAACCGTGAAAAGTCTAGCAGTCGCATTGCAGGAATTTGAAAAGCAGTATGGCATTTCATTCGATGAACTGCCGCTCGACAACCAGACGAAGCCGCCACCGGTGTGCGCGGTATGTGAGGATACCGGTTACTACAAGCTCGATCTGGAATGGAATCATCCGCTGTTTGGGAAGATGTTCCGCTGTGACAATCCGGCATGTCCGACCGTGCAGCACATGATTGCGGATCAGGTCGAGCGGGTGATGAACTATTCATCATGGGAGCAATCGTACAGCGACTGGACGTTTGACACGTTCAGAAAAATTGTGACCGGCAATACGTGGAAGGACAAACGCGGAGCCTATGCGGTCGCCAAGTCCTTTGCCGAATTTGGTCAGCCGTTTTCACTGACTGATGCCGCCGCCTACGTCTGGAAAAAAGAATGGCCGGATGATGACAGCGGTCGCAAATCCAACAGCGTGGTGCTGACGGGCGATGTCGGGCGGGGTAAAACCAGTCTGGCCGTGGCAGCGGTCAACATGCTGCGGGGCAGGGGGCAGCCGGTGGTCTTCATCCGCGTCCATGAACTGATCCGGCGCTTGCAGGAAACCTATGATCGTGACTGGCAGGGCGAAACAACGGACACCCGCATGATGTTCTACAGCACCGTGCCTTACTTGGTCATTGACGAGTTTGGGGTGAAAGACTTCACGACCAACCGGCTGGAACTGATTGAGGCCATCATCCGCGAACGGGACCGGCGCAGCCTTCCGTTTTTGGGCACGACCAACCTGTCACAGAGCGAATTCTACAGCAAGTGGCAGCCGCAGATAGCGGATATTGTCGCCAAAGCCCATTGGGTTCCGCTCGGCGGGTTGAAGCTGCGCGAAACGGCAGCAGAAACGACGATGTGGTGATGCAGCAAACACCGAAGATCATCCAACCGGCACGCGATGACGCCGCATGGGCATGGGAGCGCTATAAAGCAAAGGCAGCGGCCAGCGGGATACTGGTCGATGGGCAGTATAAACAGCGCGATCAAAAACCGGCCATGACCGTCCGACCTGTATACAAGACATAAGACTTGTATTAAATTGACAATTGCACGCAATGAGAGTACAAAGGAGGTCGATTTGACCACAACCGAGAATTCATCAATGCCCAGACCGCCATCCGGCGAACCGGAGCGCGAGTATTTCCGTCGATCACCCGCCTGGTGCGATGAAATGACAATACTCGTGAAACAGTGCGCCACCTTGATCCGTGAGCAGAAAATTTACTTCCCTTACAGCACCGGTAAGGCCGAACTCAACACGTCTGGCATCGTCCAGGGTGCGCTTGAGCAGATGGCCGCCGCTATCCCCGACATCTCGCCTGACCAGTGGGCAGCCTATATCGAGGCCTACGCGCAAATGACGTTTGGGGCGATGCGGAAGGGCTTGCATTTCGAGCCGACTGCCACCGCTGCCTTCCAGCGGATCGGTGAGGCGATGGAAGGCCGACCGCGCCCCGAAGGCGTGAAATTGTCGTGGAAAGGCGAGTACAGCTATCCCCTCGTTATTGCCGTGGCCTTGCTGTGGTTTGTGGATGTCCATAGCAGCTAATCACCTGATTCTCACTGTACAAAACATAAGCCTTATGTTATAATGAGGTCACCAATAGCTATGAGAGGAGTCCCTATGGAAACGCACCAAAAGACGGATTTTTTCGCCCGTATGGCACTGCTGACCGCAGCGGTCAGTAAAGCATTAGCCGAGGCCGAAAAGGTGATGACTGCACCGGACATTCCGGCGCTTGAAATCGGCGCACGCACCCTGCACTTGCAGACGCTGTGCAACACGTTCCTGGCCTGCCGCAAGCTGGAAAATGAGGCCTATGCCGAGTGGACGACCTTCACCGGTGCAAACAGCCGATCAGGCACGGCACGCATGGCGAATAAGCCGGTCATGGAGAACAAGGTGTTGAGCCTGCGCGAACTCGAAGCCAAGAAGGCCGAGATTACGCGGTTCGAGGCCAAAGCGGATGGGTTATGGAAGGTCGCCCGTGCCTGCGAAAACCAGCGTGCCGAGGTGGAGCGGAAGATCACCGCGCTGCTGCCCAGCGAGACATGGGTGCGGGTCGGGGATAACGCCTTCGGTGTGGCCGTGAGCGATTGGGGTGGTTGGCATTCTACCCTCGTAGTCAAGCCGTGGTCGGACGAATTGCCGACCCTTGACCACCGCTATAAGGGCAACTGATGGACGAGGGGATTAATCGCTTTAAGGCGGGTTGGGCAGTGCCCCCCGCCGCCAAACCGGTGACGACCGTCTGGAATGTCATCCGCTGTATGCACAGAGGCGCGGAGCCGGTCACGATTGTGTTGTATGCCGCCTTCACCGAGAAGGAAGCCTACGACTATGCCCAGGCACGTTTCCCGAACAAACGGAAATGGTGGAAAGTCCGCATCGCGGAGGTTAAACGGTCTGACCCCGTTCAACCTCCTATAGAGAGAGAATACCGCTATGTCGCCTTTTGACGATAGCCTTCGCATTATAACCGAACAGAGCCTGCGTTACCGCATCAACGAAGCGGTCAAGGCAGGGCATGAGGTGGTGATGGTCGAGTTACATGAACTCGACATCATCATGGGCACGCATGACGGGCAGCCGGATCAGGGCACGACAGAGGAACTATTCTTCACCCCGCCCGATCCCAACGGACCGACCGAAGAACTGCCGACCGTGGACGAGGAGCGCACCCGCCCATGCCTAAGCCAACAGTAACAGGGACGCATGAGCCGCCTGGTTACTTTGGTGTGCCGCTCCTGCGCTACACCGGAGCCAAGTGGAAACTGGCCGATTGGATCATCGGCCAGTTTCCCCCGCATGTCCTGTATCTGGAGCCGTTCTGTGGCTCGGCGGCCATCTTTTTCCGCAAGCCCAAATCACGGATTGAAGTGCTGAACGATGCCTATGGCACGCTCATTAACTTTTTCCGTGTGCTGCGGGAGCGGCCAGAGGCGTTAATTAAGCAGATCCAACTTACACCCTTTTCACGGGCAGAGTACGAGGCCGCTTATGAGCCATCCGCCGACCCGCTGGAACAGGCGAGGCGCTTCTATGTGCTGTCGTGGCAGTCTTTTGGCGCATATGCCGGACGCAAATCCGGCTGGCGCTTCCAGAAGAATACCGGCAGGGGCACGGGCATCACCCGCGAGTGGAAGCGCACCGAGGGCTTATGGACATCCGCGGACCGTCTGCGGGACGCCCAGATCGAAAACAGGGATGCGATGGAGGTGATGCGCGAGTATGACTCACCGACCACACTCCACTATGTTGATCCGCCCTACGTCAAGAGCGCACGGAGCGAGGGCAGCCGCAGCCGCTACATGCACGAGATGAACGACAAACAGCAGCACGAGCTTGCTGAGTGCCTGCATTCGCTTGAGGGCATGGTGATTTTGTCGGGCTATGACTGCCCGTTGTACCAGACGCTCTACGGCGATTGGGAGCGGTTGGAAAAGTCCACCGTAACCAACGGCAACAACACCGCGATGGAAAGCCTGTGGCTCTCCCCGAACGTTAAAAAAGCATGGCAGCGCTACGACCGCAACGAAGACAACAAAGCCGTGGAGGATTTGCCGTTATTTGCCGGTGGTGACCTATGAACCTCTGCGAGAAAGTGGCGGTGGACTTTATCCGTAAAGAGATTGAGCGCAACATGACGCCGGAGGCCATCGCCAGCTTGAAAGCCACGTCCTGCACACCGGCCAGTGACGGGCAGCCGGTCATCTGGACATACATGGGTTGGCCGCTCTACACCGACCGCGCCGGAGATCATGCGGTCAAGCTGAAGCGCGGTCAGATTGGCGTGGTACTGCACTGGCCAGAGCGCAGCGAGTACCGCATTTTCAAGGTCGCCCAAATCTGGGACGACATCGTAAACCCGAAACCTAAACAACTGCCGCTGTGGGCAGAGATGGAGGCACAGTGATATGAATTACGAGCCGAACACGCAAGAATGGCGCAAGGGCGATATTGTGCTGCATGACGGAGATGAAAAATCCCCGCAGATGCTGATGAAGATCATCGGCTTCAGTCGTGACGGACGGGTCAAAACGCAGTACGTAGACCAACGGCGGACGCGCCGGATTTGGAAGAATCCGATCAGCTACCTGCATGATCCGAACCGCTTCGGCATTAACCCCGATCTGGGCAACCGGCGTCAGGAGTTTTTGGTGCGGTATCAGACCGAGTGGGTCAACTGCCGCATCTGGAACGTGCGCTACCAGCCTGGAATGCGCGTCAAGACCACCAGCGATGATGGGGGTTTTGAGGCCATTACGACCGGCAAGGCGATTTATAACGCGGCAGGCTATGGGCAAGTCCATTTAGCCGGTCACGGCAATTGGGCGCTTGAATTTGTTGAGCCGGTCGTAGAGGAGGCCGCCCGTGATCTCTATACAGCGGTTTGACCAATTGGCGAAAATGGCCTCCAGGGCCGCAAAGAAGGGCGATTTAGCCACGGTCGCCACCATCAACAAAGACGAGGAACTGCGCTCGGCCAACGTGCAGTTTATGGTACGGGACAAAGACTGCTACATGGGCGAGTTGGACAAACTCGACCGCAGCACCATCGAAAACGTCACGAAGCAAGTATAACCGGAATACAGAAAGGTCGCAGAGATGACACAAAACAAAGCCTTCACGGATCACAAAAATGTCGTGGATGAAATAAGTAAGCAGTGGGCGATTGCACTGGCTGAAGTGCTGGCGTTAAGAGCCGAAAACTACCGGCTGCGGAGTGCGCTTGATCCCTTTGCAAATGCCGGATTGACGATGGCTACACGGTTAGAGCGAGGTGTTAAAAAGGAGTCTGACCTCGTTGAGTTGCATTTTGCTGGCAAAGGCTCGTACATAACCACGATATACGCCGAGGATCTAAAACGGGCGTCTGAAGCGCTGAAAAAGCCAGCGCAGGCAAAACCTGATGCGTAATATGAGTTTCGCGAAGACCATGCAGCAGGTTGAGGATGAAACCAAGGACGTTACCCGCCGCCTGAATTGGGGTGTGCTGAAGGTGGGCGATCTGGTACAGGCCGTAGACCGCTGTATGGGCTTTAAGAAGGGCGAACACCCGCGCAAGCTGAAGGTCATCCGTGTGCTGGACATCCGCCGCGAACGGTTGGACGCCATCACACAGGCCGATTGCGTCCGCGAGGGCTTCCCTGAGATGACACCGGCAGCGTTCATTGAGATGTTCTGCCGGATGAACAAGTGCAAAAGTGACCAATGGGTCAACCGTGTGGAATTTGAGTACGTCCACATGGAAATTTAACCGGATTTTATGCCGGAATTTATGACGAGGAGTAAAACCCATGTGTGATTGGTGCGATGAGAACGGCGGCGATCCGCAAAGCTGCCAGAATTGCGGCAGGATGATTTGCTGGGATCAGGAATCAGGGGTAGGGGATGATGTCATCACCCGCCCGTATGTCACCGCGTTCGGGGATGTCTACTGTGTGCGCTGCGGTTCGCGTCAGGACGCGGAAGAAGAAGCCGAAATCGATGCAGAATTTGGCGGCTATGATCCGTATTTTGACGATTGGTACGATGAGGATATGGACTTCGAGAATGAAGACGCCAACGGCATCGACATCGGGCCAGGCAGCGAATATGGTGCAGCCGAGGTCGAAGATGGACCGTAAACAACGCCGCGCCTACTACCGCGAACATCATCAATATCTGGCGACCCTTTCGGCCACGCTCACGCTTGTGCCGGAATCCGAATGGCCGCCGTATCCCAAAAAGCCCATTAAAATCTGGCGCAGCAAACACTTTCTCGTGCAGCTATGGGACGCTTCCACGGCAGCGTATCCTGGTATGCTGCGACTGTCGGTATGCCGCTCCGCCATGCGACCGGACGGGCATTGGGAGGACGGGATCACATGGGACGAATTGCAGGCCATTAAGCGCGAGCTTGGCTATGGCGACCGGTATGCGGTCGAAATCTACCCGCGTGACAAAGACATCGAATATGTAGCCAATTTCCGGCATCTGTGGCTGCCTGCTGAGCCGCTGGACATTGGCTGGATTCAGGAGCGAAGATGAACGGCTTACAATGTTTTTGGTGCGGATCAACGGATACCCGCTTCCTGCATTATGCGTGCTGGGAGGAGGATCGCGTTGGCAATCCGATTGAAGTGCAGTCGCTGGACTCTACAGAGGGCACACCCCGCGATGAGGTGCATTACTGCGACCACTGTGAAGGGTCGTTTGCTTTTCCGGTTGAACCACACGAAGGAGGCGAAAGTGGATCAGAACAAGAATGACAAGCGGGTTGAACTGAACGATGATGTCCTGAAGGCACTCAGGGATGCGATTTTACATCACGAGAAGCTCTACCAGGATCGCATTTTCATGAACCCGCGCACCTACGACCGGCTGGTCGGTCACGGGATTGAAATCCCCGACGATAGGATCACCCGTTCGGAGCTTGTGCCAGAGAACAAAGCCTACGGCATCCCGAAAACCATGCTGGAGCCGAAATGGCCGCATGAGTACGAGCCGGTTTCTATGTGGGCGATGGGCGAAAATCGTTTGAAATGGGATTCATTCATGTATCGTGGCAGCACCATGCCCCGCGCAAAGCCACGGATCAACGACTGGATGGCAAACCCGAATTTCTCGGCGGAGTGGGATTACTGGCGCTACCGCGAAGATTACAAACAGTTCCGGCTTTACCGCTTCACGGTCTGGCTGTTTCACTCCCATTGGTTCCCACCGCTGCGGCAGCGATTCAGCCGTATTCTCGGCTATACGCATAGTCATAAGGAACTGTAAGCGAAGAAAAGCCCCGTGATGAGCGAAGGGCAAAGCGCCCGAAACCGAAAAACGGGCGCTTTGTGTTGGAGGTTGGCCGCCTATGGGCTATTCGGCAGCCGGTGGTTACTTGTCACGGGATTTGGATGCCCATCCGCCTCCCGCTATGCTGATCGACCGATAAGGCGCGGTCATCAGCGCCAAGTAAGGCAAGTGACAGGAGCATGAAGCATCCACAGAATAGCACGGATTTTCTACACCCCGCAAGAGCAAACCCCGTCATGACACACTAATCGTCATCTTCTTTCAGCGCATCGATCCAGAATTTGACCTGTGCCCTCAACGGAATCTCATCGCCCAGCGTGCTGTCATAGGTGCATTTCAACACCAGCCAGCGCGGCACGGATTCATCACGGCTGGGAATGGCGAGGTCGTCATCCGACAGCAAGATGGTAATGGTGCTGGCCGGTGACGGGATCGAGACATTGTGCCGGTTGTTGACCGTCACCCCGTCCTCATCCACCAGCGACCACATGACATCATCATTGGGCACGATTTCCGTGCCCTGACTGTCGGCCAGTTCCACCGTGATCGGGAAGCTGCTGCCCTCGGTTGCATGTACGTCCAATTCGGTCATGATCCCGCCTTATGAGAGGGTAATGTCGAGCGCACCGGCTGGAATCTTCACCGAAGTGGATTCTGTACCAATCGCCTGATCTACCACGTCATTGCCATAGAACAGCAAATTGCCGTTTGTAGAGGCATCGCAGACGATGAGCGCGACCACCGTGCCCCACGACCCTGTGGGGGTTGGGAAACTGACATCATCGTTGTTCTCGACCGCGCCACCGCTGACCGCTGCCCATTTGGGACTGCTGCCGCCGTTGTTGTTGATCTGCACACGGGCATATGACCCGCCGCTCACCTCGGTGACGGTCGCACCGGTATTGGTATCGGCCACGGTGGCAGTCGTGAGGCCGACATAGTTGGCACTGACGGTAAACGCCTGATTTCTGAACATACGGTCCAGGAACCCGTTGGCCGCGTAATTGCTCAGGCCGAGCGATGCGGTGAGTTCCACGTACACCTGACCGCTGGCAATCGTGCGTGCATTGCCGGTCAGCACTGTGAAGCTGGCGTTGAATGCGCCGTAGGCCAGCACGTTACCGCTGCCATAGGTGTTGGTATCGACAATCGCCCAATGGGTGATTGTGCCCCATGCACCGGTTGCGGTCGGAAACGTCAGGCCTGCATTCTGCGTGACGCGCCGTGAAGCGGCTGCACCAAAAGCAACGGCAGTACGGGCATATGACCCGCTGTTTGCCACTTCGCTCATGGATGCGCCGGTCGCGGCATCCGTGGGATCAGCCGTACACAGCGCCAGATACAGGGTTGCGCCTGGCGAGTAGGCGGTGTTTGTGGTGATATGGTTCAGGGCCGCATTCTCACCGTAGTTACTTAGACTTCCCATTTCATTCCTCCGTAGTAAAGGTTACAAGCGGCGGATTCGCCGCAATCGTGATGCGCGGCGGTTTTGCCGCAGCGGTGACGCCTGGTGGGGTTGCGCTGGCGGTGACCCGCGCTGTGCCGACCGGCAGATCAGGCGGTCGAGAGATGACCGTGTTGGGTGTTGTTGAGAGCAGGGCTATCGTTGAGTACAGCATCTGCGCCAGCGTGGTATCGAGCGAGTCCGGTGTGGTACTCAGGATGTTGATGGCCGCAGTCAGGTAGCGCCCCAGCGTCGTATCGATGGTGTCCGGTGTGCTGCTGGCCGCGTTAATTGCGCTCCGCAGCGTGACCGCCTGGGTGGTCGCCACATTCGGCGTGCTGCTCGTCAAATTGATGGCACTGGTCAAGGATCGTGCCACAGTCGTGGTCACGGTGTTGGGTGTGGAGCTGGTGAGGTTGATCGAGGACGACAGGCTCACCGCGTCCTGTGAGGATGTGGTGACATCGTTCGGCGTACTGCTCGTCAGGTTGATGGCACTGACGATGTTCCGCGCCACAGTTGTGGCGACCGTGTTGGGCGTGGAGCTGGTGAGGGCGATGGATGACGACAGTGTGGTTTCATCCTGCGAGGTCGTCGTCACAGTGTCCGGCGTACTGCTCGTCAGGGCGATGGCACTGGTGATGGTTCGTGTCACAGTTGTGGCGACCGTATCCGGTGTGGTAGAGGTCAGCGCGATAGTGCTGCTCAGGCTGACCGCCTGCGAACTCGCCACGGTGGTCGGCGTGGTACTGGCGAGGGCGATAGTGCTGGCGATGCTGCGACCCACAGTTGTGGCGACCGTATCCGGTGTGGTAGAGGTTAGCGCGATAGTGCTGCTCAGACTGACCGCCTGCGAGCTCGCCACATTGGTCGGTGTGGTACTGGCGAGGGCGATGGTACTGGCGATGCTGCGGCCCACAGTTGTGGCTACGGTGTCTGGCGTGCTGCTGGTCAGCGCGATACTGCTGCTGAGCGTCCGCGTCACGGTGCTGGCAACAGTGTCCGGCGTACTGCTGGCAAGGGCGATGGTCGAGGTCAGTTCGACCGCATCGCCGCTGGTCGTGCTGACGTTATCTGGTGTGCTGGATGTGAGGGCGACAGAAGACGAAAGGGCACGGGTGGCCGTGGAGGCGACCGTATCCGGCGTGGTGCTGGTGAGCGCGATCATCGAGGACAGCGCCACGGATTTGGTCGTTGCCACGGTGTCCGGCGTGCTGCTCGTCAGGGCGATGGCACTGGCGATGTTCCGCGCCACAGTCGTGGCGACCGTATCCGGCGTGGTGCTGGTGAGCGCGATCATCGAGGACAGTGCGACCGTTCTGGTCGTTGCCACGGTGTCCGGCGTGCTGCTCGTCAAGGCGATGGCACTGGCGATGTTCCGCGCCACAGTCGTGGCGACCGTATCCGGTGTGGTGCTGGTGAGCGCGATGGCCGAGGACAGCGCGACCGTTGTGGTGGTTGTCACCGTGTCCGGCGTGCTGCTGGCAAGGGCGATAGTGGAGAGAAGATTGCGCCCCAGCGAGGTGGCTACGGTGTCCGGTGTGCTGCTCGTCAGGTTGATGGCACTGCTCAGCGACCGCGCCACAGTCGTGGCTACGGTGTCCGGTGTGCTGCTCGTCAGGGCGATGGCAGACGAGAGGCTGCGTGCGGCAGTGGCCGCCACGGTGTCCGGCGTAACGCTGGCAAGGTTAATGGCAGACGAAAGGCTGCGTGCGGCAGTGGCCGCCACGGTGTCCGGCGTGGTGCTGGCAAGGGCGACCGCCGAGTATAAATTCCGTGCCAGTGTGGTGGTGACGGTATCGGGTGTTGTGCTGGCCGCATTGATGGCCGAGGACAGGTTACGGGCAGCGGTCGAGGCTACGGTGTCCGGTGTGGTGCTGGCCGCGTTGATGGCAGACGACAAATTCCGCGCCACGGTCGTGGCGACCGTATCCGGCGTGGTGCTGGTGAGGGCTATCGAACTGCTGAGCGTCCGTGCCACACCCCCTGAAGTAACGTAAAGCGCCCCGTAACGTGATGACATCGCCTACCTATAGACTTAATATTTTCCACGGATAAGCGTGATCCGAACCGGCCACCCGCTTGAGGGTGACTTTGATAGAAATGTCGATGGGCACGGGCACACTGTATTTGATCGGTTCGCCCTGGATGTGCGCGTAGCTGACGTAGTAGGCGATGCGCTCGGTGCCGCTGGCCCGTACTATGGTCTTGATCTTGATCTCAAGGATGTCGCCGTTGACCATCGCATTGGTATCGATGACAAAAACGTAAGTGTTGGCCGTGGTCTGGGTGGTGAGCGTCTGTTCGCTCCCGTCAGTGGTGGTCGTGTTGGTATCGATTGAGGTTGGGGCCATTAGGTTGCTCCGTACATGACGACATCAAAAAGGCGGTCTGTGGCATCGTTGCCGTTGCTGGCGGCACGAACGGCAATGCGGGTTCCGGCTGGGATTTGGACGGGTAAATTGGTATAAACCTGCGGACAAAGAACGTCCGGTGAGACATTGGCATTAATGAGCAAATCAGGCAGAATGATGACCTCCGAGCCAGATGCACCAATCGCTACGTCCATCAAAAACAGTTGCGTTGAGCGCACGGTATTAAGCTGATTGCCAATGACGATGGATAAAAAGCGGATAGGGTAGGTCGTTGAGGATGTAATCTCGGAATAGCTACCCTTGGTGTTGGTCGTGCCGCCTGGGTCTACCTGAACACCGCCGCTGTCGGCGGTATTAGCGCCGTAAGTTGTCACAAACCCCTGTGTCTCTGGCGTTCCAAACCCGCCCTGAAACAACATAATATCAGCACGTAATCCAATAGTGCCTGTTGTTGATTGGGAGCGGATTGCAAGCCTTGTACCAGCGGGGATATTGACTGGAAAGAAAAACTGGCTACCGTAATACTGCTGTCCGGTGCCTCCACTCACAAGAACGTTGCTCAAAATAATGACTTCCGAGCCAGAAGCACCGATAGCGACATCGACTAAATAATCGATACCCCCATCTGCTCTGGAAAACATAAGCATCATCATGGAGGCATCAAAAGCTGTTGCTGCGATGAGCTGGGCATATGAGCCTTTTGTGTTCGCACTCGCGTTTGAAGTAAAACTCGTGCCTGTGCCTCCCGCAACGTTCGCCCCTGCCGTTTCCGTCCGCTGCCCCACATCGTTGATTGGAAATGTCGCCATCTCTGTCGCCTCACAATAAAGGGGGATTGCTCCCCCTGTCGGTCTTTAACTGGCTCAACTATTGAGCGGGTGGTTGGTCGTGCGCTTGGTCGGTGGGTGGGTTTTCCGGTGGCCGTACTTCGGGCGGCACGCTGTCCGGCATGGGTGTATTGCGGTATCCGCCTATCGGGGGTGGATTATTGGCCGCAGCGACCAATTGGCTGAGCTTGGTATCCGCACCCGCTTTCCATTCTTGCCATTTCTGATCGAAATAGTCATAGAGATGGTCGTCCCATTCGTAAGGGGTTTCTTTGGCCGATTGCTTGAGGCCATCAATTCCCGCATCAACACCCCCAACGAGCATTGGTCGCGCCCATCCTGGTACGTGCTGGTATGCGAAAAACAGCGATGTGCCGAACAGCATCAGGACCCCAAGCATACCGATAATCGCGATAGGCTTGAGAAATTCGACAAAATCATTAAGGCTTAGTCCGCCGCGTGGGTTATCCGGCGGCAGCGCTGTTTCAACGGGTGAGATGACGACAGGCGCATCGACCACCACCACGGGCGGATCGACTGCGACCGGTGTGGCCGTGCCTTCGATGACATCAACGGTGGGCGTGGCCTCGTCCTGTGCCAGTGACACGAGGGTCGGGACCAACAGCGAAATGACGATACAGAGCATCAGAACGATGAACAGACGGTTACGATTGAACACTTGGGACTCCTTCCGGTTTGACCGGCTCAACTAACGATTCAACAAACTTAGCCAGATCGGCAAAAGCGGCTTCCATCGCCCTTATCTTTTTGCCGAGTGCGACCAATTGGTCACGGCTCAAGGTGGTATTAAAGGTTTCAGGGCAGCCTACCGGCACGCCCACCGGTGGCTGTGGGGCAGGGGGATCGGCAGGCGCTGGCTCGATAGGCTCAGCCTCAATGAATGGTTTGAGTACCGGTATTTCCACGGTGGTGCGCGGCGTATCCGGCGGCAGCGTTGGCACGAGGGTCAATATGCCCACGACATACAGCCAGCCTTTCTTACCGGCGTTTTGGCCTTCGACAACCTCGCAATACTGCCATTTGCGGTTGAGGCTGTCGTATTCGGTCGGGGTATCCCACACGCGCACTTTGTCGCCGTTGTAGGCCTCCGCCGTTTTATCACTGGCTTCCTCTGGTAGCACGCGCAGATTGCGGTACGGGATGCCGGAAGGCAGTGCGATTTTATACAGGTACGGATATTCCAAATTACCTGGTGGGATGTTTGGGAAATAACGCGGGAATTGGCCGGTTTGTTTGATTGCCATCGATAATTCTCCGCTCGTTACAGCTTCAGTGATGCGGTCTTTGTAGCCTTTGTCGTTGGTGGTGTTAAAAGCCTTCCATTTAGGGCTTCCGCCCTCACAAAAAACCGTCAAGCCCAGCAGCTTACCGGCTTCGATCAATGGCCGGTAAAGGGTGCGGACAGTGGTGATGGTGAACTCGGCAAATTGTCGGCCCGTCATGCGGGTTTGGTAGCCGTTGAGAACATCGCCCCCGTTGGCGGCATCGAAACCGAACTCGGTAATGATGACGGTCGGCATCTTGATGTTGAGGCGCTTGCACAGCCCCTCGGTCGCAAACAGGCGTTTGCTCAGGTCGGCAGGTGCATACAGGTGCAGGCCGATATAATGCTTATGTTTGGCGTTGGCTATCGCCATGAAAACCGGCTCCAGACGTGGATCGATTTCGCTGTCATCGTTGATGAGCAGCGGGTGACCCACCCCCCAATTCAGCACGCAGAGGCTGTAGCCGCGTTTATCGGCCAGTAGTATGCCCTCAACCGTGTGCTTGACCAGCCGGTCGAACGTGACCGCATCGACCTCGCCGCTCGGTTCGTTGCCCCAATACAGCACCGCACCTTTGGCGGCCAGCGGCTCGATCAGGTTGAGGTAATTCTCAGGCGATACCAGCCAGTAATTCGTGTCGTCTTTGCCCAGCGGCTTGGTGTGCAGTGCGCCATCGATCTCGACATCCTCGTTATCCTGTTTGACGGTGACGATGTACCGCGCCACGATGACCGCCGAGCGGAGGACATCCTGCGCGTCATAGATGCGCCCTTTGTCGTTCAGGTTGTTGATGCAGACGGTCATCACGGCAGGGTTGAGGGGTTTCCAGAATCCCAGCGCACCGTAAAAGTCGAGGTCAGGGGAATAGGCTTGAAGGTTCGAGCCAATGGGGAACGTCACGTTTAGCTCTCAGTGGGGTTTTCCGAGATGGCAGGCCGGATGGTGACATCGGCTGCGTTGATCTGGGTAGACTGGCTCTCAATCGTGACCGGCTGCATCGTGCCCGTGTCAGTGACGCGCTTAACATAGCGGCTGAGTTCGCGGAATAGATCCACTTTCAGGTTCTCGAACTTGTTCTCAATGTCGGCGCAGTCATGCGGGTTTTCAATGTGCTGCCGGAGCAAGCCGCGAATTTCGGCCATGCCGTTGTTGAAGGTAGAGTTAAGGACGTTGACGCTGGCGGTCAGACTGCTAATGGTTTCCGTCTGTTTGCTCAGGTCGGCAGTCATCAGGGTTTGAAAGGTGGTCGAGTCGCTGCGGACTCCTTTTAGCTCGTTGGTCTGGTCATCGGTCTTTTGGCCGAGTGAGGTGAGCGCGGCAGTCTGCTTATCAACGGCAGCGGCGACCAGGCGGTTGCCTTCGGCCACGGCGTTGTTGCTTTTGACAATGGGGGATTTGTCATCGGTGAAGGCTTTGAATATCATCTCACGTAGGTCGTCGTCTCTGTTCTCACGTTTGCTATTGACCAGTGTCAACGCAAGGAACGTCAGCGCCCCGATGACGATGGCGATAACCATCAAGGTGATCGGGTCGGTTGACAGGGCTTTGTCCGCAATTTCTGGAAATCCGAACGTTTGTAGGTAAAGCGGCATAGGGTTTACTCGTGCGTCTGTTGACACCTATTCGACTTGTTTCAGTTAGTGTCATATTAGCACAAGTGTTCGGATATGGGAATAGCACCGGAGGGCTTCAAGACTGCCCTAGCTATTGACCGGACACTAGAACACGTTTACAATTGCAAGTGAAAAGAATGATATGAGAAGAATGCTTTTCACGGCATTTTCAACGGGGTCACCTATGAACAGTCTCATTGTGGGCAAATATCCCATCGCAGCCGATAAAAATCCGGCACTGGTCTACATCGGCGGCCTATCGAGCGGCAGCAGGCGCACGATGATAAGCGCCCTCGAAAACATCGCACAGATTTTCAAACTGAGCGCATCCGAGTTTGATTGGACAGCGCTCCGGTATCAGCATGTGATGACGATCCGGCAGCATGTGGCGGAACTATACGCACCGGCCACGGCCAACCGTCACCTCGCCGCGCTGCGAGGCGTCTTAAAGGAAAGCTGGCGTCTGGGCTACCTTTCGGCAGAAGAATACCGGCGTTCGATTGACTTCAAGCTCATCAAGGGTGAGCGGGATTTGACAGGCCGGTATGTCGAGGCATGGGAATTTGAAAAGCTGATCGATACCTGCTACAAAAAGCGCCGGATCAACGATCTGCGCGATGCCTGTATGCTGGGTGTGCTGTACGTGTGCGGGTTGAGGCGCGAAGAACTGATTAGTTTTGAGCTATCCGATTATGTGCAAAACAGGATACGGGTGATCGGCAAGGGCAATAAGGAGCGGCGTGTGCCGGTCAATGAGCAGCTACAGTCCTTCATGCTCGAATGGCTCGGCGTCCGTGGCGATACGCCTGGACAATTCTTTGTTAATCTTAGCTCAAGCGAGAAGTTGTCTACGGATGCGATTTACAGCATGATTAAGCGGAGGGCGAAGGCAGCAGGCATTGAACCGCTTTCACCGCATGACCTCCGGCACGCCTTCATTAGTAACCTGTTCGATCAGGGGGTCGATATATCCCTGATTGCTGACCTTGCGGGGCATGAGAGTGTGGAGCAAACCCGCAAGTACGACCGGCGACCGGAGCGTGCCCGTGCTGGCGCGGTCGAAAAGCTGCATATCCCCGGACTGCGATAAATTTGACCCATTGGTCAGAAGGAGTCTTGTATGGCGACATCGGATTACAGTAAAAAAGCGGTCACGTATGTGGCAAACGCCGTTTGGATACGGGATGGGGATGGAAACATCAAGCCGCTGATCTTCCCCGATCCGGTCGAGATCAAGGCGGATGAGTCACCGGCGAAGTTGAGCGTCCTGCGCTCCATGCTGGAAGCGTCACCGCCGACGATCACGGTTACCCTGCACTTTAACGCCTCGCCTGCCCTGCTGGCCCTTCTCCACGGCTACCGGTCACCGGTGGCTTGGCTCCTCCGGCATCGGTTCAAGCATTTCTCCATCAATTAGCACGACCGGCATCAGCATGGGCAGAAGCGGCAGCAAAACCCGCACCTCTGCCCACATCGCACCGGCCAGCACTGCCACCCCGTAGACCAATGCAATCCACGTAAAGCGCTTAAACAGCGGATTCAGACACCGGTATTGCAAGACGACCATCCCCCACAGTACCGCGAAGGGCAAATTGTACATGACCGCCTCGGCAATCATCGCCTCATTGCGCCTGAAGGTATCCGCAAGCCCATAGATATGGGGCGCACTGCCCAGCGCGAGGTGCAGCCCGATGGTGATGCCTGCCCACAGTCCCAGCAGCACGAGGCTGCCACGGATGCCGGTCCGTCCATGCCACGCGGCATACACCGCCACGAGCAGGAGCGATGTTTCGCGGTTCAAGGCCGCAGCGGCTAAGAGGAGCGCATAGAGCGGCAGGGTCGTATCAATGACCACGAGGGCATAAGTCAGCAGCACCATTTCAATGATCGTTGTGCCGAACGGCATGTAATACTGGAAGCACAGCATGAAGGCCAGCGCCAGCAGCGCTACGCCGACCATCGCCCGATCCGGCGGCAGCCAGCGCCGGAGCCACAGCCACAGTCCAGGCAGCAGGAGTGCGACAAACACGGCATGAACCACCGCATCCACGATGAGCGCGACATTGAGGGCGCCAGAAGGCACAAGCACCTGTTGGATGGCCGGTTCAATGATCCGGTAGCGGAACGGCGCGGGTTGCTCGTGGAGTGTATTGGCATAGTTCATACCAGTGCAGTCGGTGATGCCACGCCAGCAATCCGAGGTCACGCTGTAGAAATACCCCACAGCGAGGATCAGCGTCATGAAGACGAGCAGGTGTTGATGCGTAGCCCGTCTCATGGTTACCAGGCAATCGTGTTGGCCGCAACACGTCCATTGAGGCGCACCGCTGGCACAGCAGTTCCCGCGGTCCATGTTGCAGTGATAATGTCGAGTGTGGACGGGTTGTAGGTGACAGCCGCGCCGTTCTTCGTCTTATATTGCGGAAGTGCCATACCGCCGTTACCTGCTGCCTGTGTGCCTACGCCGAACGTATTTGATCCGTCATTCTGGATAAACAGCCAGTATGCGCCCTGAGGAATGTAAGTAGGCGGTGAAGCCGCTGCCGATGTGCGCGCGGATGCCGCCGCCGCTGCAAACGTGTCGGAGGCGTTCGAGTTTGCCACTAGGTCAACACTGTTTGAGGCGTTGCCACGATCCACATATAACGCCCACCGCCACGAACGCGAGAGCGTGATGTCCGTATTCCATAAGGACACCGACTGCAAGAGCATATGACCCGCTAGAAAAATAGGGATCAACATCCCGCCGTTGCTGGCGGCGAGGTTGACCGCGGTTGCCGATGCTTGCGTTGCGGAATAGCTTGGAGGCGTGGCAAACGGCATCCAACCGTACCCGCTCAGGCCGCGATCCCGCGCCCCATCGTAGGCTTTTAGCAGTTTTTCGGTCGAGTCCCACTTGAAGTAGCCTTCTGTCGCGGTCAGTGCTGAAGCCGTGACCGGCACTCTCATTGTGGCACCGTTGGCGTCAATGGCTCCTGTGAGCGTGGCTCCGGCAATGGCCGGTGTGGTCAGCGAGGGCGATGTAGCGCGGACACTGTTGTCTGAGCCGGTGGTTGGGTTGGCGCTCATGACGCCTGCGGTGACGATCACCGCGCCGGTGTTTGCGCTCAGGTCTTGCCCTGTGCCGCCGTTGACAACCGGAACCTGCCCCACAATGGCGGTCGCCATGACGCTGGGCACGCTGACTTTGAGTGCGCCGTTGGTATCGTAGACGCCTTCCATGCACTTGGATTCGCCTGGTTGCAGCGTGCCCTTCCATAGAATGCGGGTGTTGGCTCCGTCGATGAATTTAATCGTCACTGTGACTGCGGCAGTGTCGCGGTTGTAGATGTTGATGTCTTTAATCAACCGGTTGGTTGAGGCCGCAGGCGATGAGACAATCGTCACGTCTGTGGTGTTGTTGAGCGTGCCAGTTTCAGGCGCTTCAAGGAAGTTGGTGCTTGAACTATCCGAGTAGGTCGTCACGAAATCCGGCTGGGTGGTGGCGACCGCGCCAGCAAGCACGGCTTTGATCGATTGGTTGGTTGCGTTCAGTACGAGCAGTCTCATGGTTATCCCTTATATCCCAAACCATGAGCGCTTACGGGCGATCAGGTCTGTGGAACTTGGTGGCGTATCTTCAATCACGGTCACACGGGCAGAAAGTTCATCAAGGGCTGGGGCAGCGAAACTCGGTGGGGTGTCCCAATCCCCAGCATCGGCTGGGATATAGGCCAGCGTGGCAGCGGTGGGAGCCGCTTCGTCCTCAACCGCAGTCATGCGTCCTGCTAGTTCGTCCAAGGCAGGCGCGGTCAAGGTCGGTGGGGTGTCCCAATCCGCTCCGGTGGTCGGCGTGTAGGCCAGCGTGGCAGCGGTTAGGGGGGCTTCATCCTCAACCACGGTCATCCGTGCAGCCAGTTCATCCAGTGCGGGAGCCGCGAAGCTCGGTGGGGTATCCCAATCGCCTGAAACAGCCGGTGTGTAGGTCAAAGCAGCAGCGTCTGTGACCCCGCCCCCGCCGCCTCCACTGCCCAGCTTGATGAACTCGGCCACGGTATAGACCTCCGTGCCAAAGCCATTGTTTGCACCCAGGCCGTTGCTGGATTTGGTGGTCTGGCATCGGTGCTGCACCTCAAAAACCGTCGCGGTTTCGATGGTGAAGGAGGCGACCACGGCGCTAAAGGTGACGTTTTCGCTGGAGCCGGAGGCCAGTGCGCGACTGGTCTGGCCGAGGTAGGCGATGGAATCGGTCACGTTGTAGAGGCGAGCTTGATGCCCGTCCACATAAAATGCCGGACAGCTAATGAAAGCGGCATAGGTTCCAGGTTGGAGCGTGATCTGGTTGGCGCTGACCTCAGCTAAATTGCTGACATCGACCACTTCCGTGTTCAGGTCGCGGGTGACCCATGAACCGGACGTAAACCCGCCGCCATCGGTGCCGCTGGTCTTCTGATCCTGGATGAGAACATAACCGGCAGTGCCACCCCCACCCCCGCCGCCAGTGCCCCCGCGTCCGACATTGATGAGGATGCGTGCATCACGCCATCCGTCCGAGGAGATGACCCGCGTCATGCCGCCGTACAGTCGCCAGAACTTGATCGCAGTCCAGTTGGCGGTCGCATCCGTTTCGCATTCCTGCACATCGGTGATGTCGATCTCGTCGATAATGCTTTTCGGCGTTGAGGCCGTGTAGGACACGGTGTTTTCATCGGTTACCCACAGCGTCACGAGGCGGTGGAGGCCTGCATCCGGCATGAGGCTATCAACAGACCCGTCACCGGCTGGATCGGAGAAGTCAAAGCGCTGTTCGTTGAGTTCAAACCATGTCCCGTCCACATCGCGCCACATCCACGGCAGGATGACCACTTCCATAGTCGGATCAGATTCCGTACTGATGGCATAGCAGGCCAGCGTGGCGAGGTTGCCCTGCGCGATAGGCCTGTAAAAAAGCTCGTCTGCCGGATTGTTGATGGCCGGATCGATGCCAGCGGCGACCTGTTGGTCAATGTCGGGTGAGATAATCACCAACCGGCGCTTGTGGTCACGTCCGAGCAGCACGGCAATGCCTGGTTTGATCGGCACCACGGCCATATTGGGCACAGAGCGCTGGAAGGTGTACCCGTCCACGCCGCGCCCCTGCACGATGACATAACCGGCCTTGGTCGTATCGCGTGCCACGATGGTGGCAGGCAGCCGCGACAGCCGGAATGCGTCCATCAGGGCGATAGCCGTTTCCTGACGGGTTGGGAATTTATTACTCATCCATACACCTCAAGCGAGATAATGTCACCGGTTACAGGGATTGTGGTGCTGTACATGTCGACTCCGAAGGTGGGCGAATAACCAGCCAGTGACCCATTGGCGAAATACACCTCTTTTAGCTGCTTATCGCCCTTCCGCATTCGGATGTAATTGGCCGCTGACGAAATGGCGGTAATCTCTGACCACGAGCCGCTGACGCGCTTGTACATGCGCCGTGTGCCAGCGAAATCGAAGATGCCGACCATCTTGGCTCCGCTGCGGTAGGGTATTGCGAGGCAGTCCGGCCCCACGACCGTGCCAGGATCGCCGGAATTGAGCGGCGTGATGTCGGTGAATGCGCCTGCGCCATCCACGATCCATAAGGCCTCGTCAGCGCCGGACGCCACGGCACTGCCGACCACGAGGTAGGGCGTGGTGGTCGAGATGTTGTTCGTGCTGGCTGTGCCTGGTCGGTAGCGCGGCACGAGCAGCAAATCCGCGAAGGTGCTGGTCGGCATCGGATCAGCGTAGGACGTGAATGCCCCGCCTCTGGTCGTGGCGCGGACAATCTCGCCCCCTGCACCTACGAACATGCTGGGGCCGATCTTGATGCTGTCCGCTCCACCGACCACAACACCGGTAATCTCAGGATCACCGAACGTCACCCCGAAATCGTCCGAGTAAATCGCCAGTGCGGCAATGGCGCTGCCCTCGCCTGGAGCGCAGTCATCATTACCGAGGAAGGTATACTTGACCGTGAATGGGTCAGCGGAAAACCGCATCAGGGCGCTAACACAGTAACCGCCTGTATACAACGCGCTATGTAGGGGGCCGCTGTCTGGGTCAAAACTCTCGCCACAAAAATTGATGTAAGCGTTAGAAAAGGATATATTGCCGGAAAGCACTTCATCCCCTATTTGGCAGCAAGTCGCATCGGTTAATCCATAAATACAGGCTTGGTATCCGCTGCCAGGATAAACGGTCGCTTCTATGGTTATGCTAGTCGCATCACTGTCGATGATGACGCCGCGATCTGGTGCAATATCCCAACCGGCAGACAAACAGCTAGCGGCTGAGCCGCTGCCTAAGAGCGTGATTGCGCCCTGCGTATCGCTGACGACGATGCGGGAATATTCACCGTCGATGAGGTCGCGACCGTCCCATGTGATGAAACCGGCTGACACATCCTCACAGTAAAAGAGGCGGCTTTGCATCCCGTCCGAGGTCAGCAGGTACGCATCGGGGCCGAAACTTGAGAAAATTGCGTGCCGGATGGTGTGACCATCATCCAGTTCGGGCAAGATGTCGCTGTAGTTGACCGGTACACTATCCACCTGCCATTTCCGATAATTCTTAATGACGATCAGGTTGTCATCGTCAGTCGCGACCATCACCAGCATGTCGATGGGCATGTTGGGCGTGGGCGTGGTCGGTGGGTAGATGACCACCGGATCAGTCGGCCAGTTGTCGTAGGGCGGGATCATGGGCGGGATCGGGATTTCCTGCGGCGGGATGTCTGCCGGTGTCTCAGGGATGACCGTTTCCGCTTCAAGGCCGATGGCCTCCGGTTCCAGTCTCAGGCGAGTGGTGACCGTGGCCGTGGCCGGATCGACCGTTATGTTGCTTTCCAGCACGTACCAGCGGGTGTCATCGGGATAGGTGATCTTGCGGTTGCCCGACAGGGTGAGTTCAATGCCGAGCGTCACCCATTCCATATTGGCCGGATCGATACCGGCATCACCGCCGTGCGCCAGTTGGATGTCGATGGATTTGAGCGGCATGTTCAGGCGGCGGTAGTCGGTGCCCGTCCGCATGTTGAGGTCGAACTGCGACAGCGCGAGTTGTTCGCCTACGTCCTGATCGCCCTCGCCCTGCCCAGGCGTCGAACCAGGCGCAATGCAGAAGACTGACTTATTCTCACTGGTCGAGGCGATAATAGCCGACCCGCGCAGCCAGTGGATCGTGGGCAGCGGATCGTACTGGTAGCCGATGAGCGACCAATCGCGTTTGTCGAGCGCGACCGTGACGGTGTGTACACGGTCGGCAGCATATTTGCGCTGTTCATCCCAGCGCACGGCCATTTCACCCCGCGTATTACAGACGAAGCGCTGAACCGCTGCCCGTGCGCGTTGATCGACCTGAGCATACAGGCTCTGCCCATCGCTGCTCATGTCGGTGAAGACGTAAGAGCCAATCCCGACCGGCCCCTCATACGGTGCGACTTCCAGCGCGGTCGAGTGCCAGTGCAGGAGGTGATGCAGATAGCGCGAGATGTTGGCGTCTTTCATCTGCTGCCAGTTGGCCGGTGAGGCACTGCGCTGGACGCGCTGGCCGAAACCAGGCAGTTTGGCGAGTTTTCCGGTCACATCGAGCGCATTGAGCGTCAGCGTGTAATCCATGCCCTTGGCGGTCGCTTCAATGGTGTTGACCTCGCTCGTCAACCATCCCACGAATTTGACGTTTTCGCGTCCCGCCGTACCGGCAAGGCTGCCTTTGGTCGCCCCGTACCATTCTTCCTCAAAATAGATCGCCAGCGTCCCAAACGGGTAGGTGGCATAGGGCAAATCGATGGCCTTAACCTCGAAGTTGATGCCCTGCCCCTCCGGCCTGAGCGACCGGCTGGTCATGCGTGCCGGAATGGGTGCGTTCACCCCGTTCTTTTCCAGTGCCACGACCGGAATCCGCGTCTGGTGGCTGCGTGTGCCATCGTCCACGGTCAGCTTCACGTAGCGCTGCCCAGGTGGGAAAGCAATGCCGGTCGGCGTGGCCGAGGTTGATGAAGACGGAGTTGCATCCCCAAAATCCCACGCATACGTCAGCGAGCTCGCACCGGAATCCACCACCGCGCTCTTGGCGGCTGTGAAGTTTACGACCAGTTCGTCATCGTCATTGACTAAGCCGATTACTGCCGGTCCGCCATTCGCAATGGGCGGTTGGGCGATGTTGGCCGCAAAGGTCGTTTGATCCTTGAGTGATACGCCGGTCGTGTCGATGTACGGGATTTTCGCCCACACCTCGGCCAGATCGATGACCGTGATATAGGCGTTATCGGTGACGTTAATTTCGCCTGGGTGGATACCCTTGGGGGTGCGCCCGATGGGGATCAGGGAGCTGGTGGCATTCGCCCGTACACGGGTGCGCCCCCGATCATCTAAGCCTGGTGCGCTGCCGATGAGGATGGTCATCCCCGCTTCGATGTCGGTGTATGACCCATGGGTCACAGTATCGAACGGCAGGACAGTGAACGGGTATTTGAACTTTCCAGGCAGGTTGATGCGTGCAGCAAAAACCGTGGGCGGCTGCCACAGGTACAGGTAACCGTAGCTTTTATACGGCTTCCCTTCGCGCCACAGGGTCGGGTTGGCGAGTTCGGCCACGGCTACAGTTCCTCAATGATATGGATGATATAGGTCACCGTCCAGCCGAATTGCGACCGCTTGGCCGACTTGCCGATTTCAGGGTATTCGACCTTCACGTTGAAGTTGCCCCACGTATCGTCATTTTTAAGGAGCGTCATGGTGCATTCGGCCATGAGGACGGTTTCAGACACGCCGAATTGGGCATCCAGCGCCTGCTTTTCGGCGCGGGTCGTGACACTGAAGGCCAGATTGACGAAGGCCTCCCCGTCAGGGTAAGCGTCACCAGGCACATACACCCTGCGCGGGTGCTGTATCCCGTCCTCAGTGCGCCCCTGCGGCACAAGTTTGGCGAGGTCGATTTCGTTATCATGGGCGATAGCGACCTTGTAGGGCATTAGTCCGTCCCTCCGAGTGCTCGCACGTCTTCGGCGGCTTCCACGATGGCACGGCGCATCAAGCCCATGAGTTGTTCAGGGTTGTAGCTGCCGACATCGTTGAAGACCGGCGCAAAGTTCTCAATGAGCGGTCGGCCACCCCCACCCCCGCCAGCGGTTGCGCCAGCGAGTAGCTGCTGGGTTTGCTGGGCGTTGAGGATTTGGGCAGGCTGCGACAGCATGGCGAAATAGCGGTTGTTGATGAGCGCCGACTCAAGCCCTGCCTCGTTGGCACGGATCACGCGGTTGAGCGGTGGGCTGCCCCCATTGGCGAAGGTCGGAGTAATGCGTGTGGATACCCGATTGGATGACCCCTGCGGCACGTTGCCGTTGGCACTGACACCCAACCGCGCCACCTGCTGATTGACGTAATCCACGAAGTTTTTCACTGCCCCACCGGCTGTCACCATGCCGTTAATGACGGTGGTGAGCATCCGCTGGTTAATACCGGTGGAGGCCGAGAGCGCGGTGATCTGGTCGTTGATCTGGCGCTGGAAGGCCTCGCGGCGGAGGCGATCCTGACGGGCATAATCTTCCGTCTGGCGGTTCAGCCGCAGCGCACGGTCGTCATCCTCGCGCTTCTGGGTCAGCGCAAGGTCTTCTGCCTTCCGCTGGTTGCTGATGACGCGCTCGGCGTCCTCATCGGCAAACTGCGCGGCGAGGGCGGCCAGTCGGGCATCCCGCTGTTTCTTCAGACCGGCATCGAGGTCAGTCAGTTGTTTGGCGAGGTCTTCCTCTTTACGGCGGCGTTCGGTGTTGAAGCTGTCGTTTTCCTGATTGGTCGCCGCTGTACCTGCGGCCAGTGCTTCAAACACGGCGTTGGCGTCCAACCGTGCGGCAGCGTTCCGCACGTTGAGGTTGGTTTGCTCGGCAATCTGGGCGAGCTTCTTACCATGATCCTCGGCCTGACGGGCTAAGGCCTCGTTGTTGGCGGCGATCAGGTCGTAGCGCTGCGCGAGGGCTTCCGCTTCCGCCTGGTTGATGTCGTTGATTAAAGCGCGGATTTGTTTGGCGCGGGACCGTGCAAGGTCGGCTTCTTCGCGTGCCGTATCGCGCACACGGTCGGCAGCGTCCCGCGATCTGCCCAACGTAAAGTCAAAGTTGTCACGGGCGGACTGGATGCCCCGCTCGTCATTGATCTGCTTTTGCTCACGGTCGAAATCGGCACGCTGTTTAGCGATGTCCTTGGCGAGTGCTTCAATCTCGTCTTTCGCCGCGATCAGCTTGGCGGCCATCGGATTGGTGGCCTCGGTCACCTTATCCAGCGCCTTGGCCGTTTCGTCGGCAGCGTCCGCGAGTTTATCCTGCGGGAATAGGAAAGCGTTCAGCGCCTCGACCACGCCATTTTGAAGGTCTTCAAATTTCTTGTTGGTGTCGTCAAGTGCCTTCTGTGTTTCGGACAGGTCGAGTCCCCGTGCCAGTCGATCCTGAGCAGCGCGTTGGCCGAGCGATCCCTGATTGACCGCATCCGAGCCGGACGCCAGCGAGGCCAGTCCCGCCGATTCAAAGTTGTTGGCTGTGCCTTCCTGCCCTGGAATCTTGCGGATCAAATCCGCCAGACTGAGCAGAATTTCACCAAAGGCTTTTTGAATTTGCCCGAAACCCTGTTGAAAGATACTCAAACCGAGTTGAAACACCGAGGCGATGAGTTCAATCGCCTGCTTGATGAGGTTCGCGCCGGAGGTGAGGACATCGGCCACCACCTGCACGGCTTTAATGACGAGCGCCACGATGATGACGAGGGATTGCTTCAAGCGCTCACCGAGGATGTCCTGAGCGCTTTCACCGGCGCGGATGCGGTTCAGGTCACCCGTCTGCAAATTGGTGTTTTTGGCGAGGAGGTTGGCTCCAGCAAGGCCGATCCCCACACCCCCGCCCACGGCAAGCCCGACGCCTGCGCCCTTCCCCAGCGATCCCAGCGCCGATACCGTCTTCAGGTTCTTATAGGCGGTAATCAACTGCGAGATGATGAGCAAGGCAGGCGCAAAACCGGCCACGATGACCACACCGGCGGCAGCAAATTTTAAGAGTTCGGGGTTGGCCTCTCGGATACCACGGATCAGACCGCCGAGCGCCTTGGCACCAGGCAGCAGGAAGTCTTTCAGGAGCGGCATGAAGGCCGTACCCAGCGCTTCCTCAATTTCACTTTTCAGGCTGTCGAAGGTAAAAAGACCCTGATCCCCCAGCGCCTTCAGGATGTCGTTGCCGAATCCGAGGTCTGAGAGGTATTTGCTCAGCCGCTGGAGCCGGTCGGCGGCATCGGTCGCGCCCTCACTGATCTTGTCTAGTCCGTCTTTGTCGAGTTCAAAGACTGCGTTGAGCGTCTTGTTGTTGCCGCTCAAAAATTCACGGATGGCGCGGGACGTATCGAGGGATCGCGCCGTGGGATCAACTGCCTTTAGCTGCTGGGCGATAGTGAGCAGGCCGCCCACCTCGACCTTGTAGTTTTTGGCGACACTCAGCAAATCCGCGCCGGTTAAGACCAGTTCGATGAACGATTGGCCGGTGGCATCGGCAATCTTGCGGATATTGTCGAGTTCCTTCTTGGCGGCGGTCGCGCTGCCAAGAAAAACCGTAAAGCGTGCGTTAATGGCGTTGATATTGCTGGCTGCAGCCACGCCGATGCCCACGATACCGGCAGCGATGGCACTGGCGACCTGTGTGGAGCGGCGGAGGTTGTCGAGGTTCTTTTGCAGGCGGCCTAAATCGCTGTTGGCGAAGGCGTCCGCACGGATTTTGGCCTGTGTAAACTGCTGGTTAATGCCCCTTATGGCCGTACTGATCCGGCCACCTTCCGCATCGATTTTACGGGCCACACTGCTGACGACCTGCCCTGCTCCGGCAATGCCGGACGTATCAATGCGAAAACGCCCAACGGCTTCCCCTAAGGATTGCCCTGAGCTTTTCGTGAAGCGTCCGCGTGCATCGCGAGGCTGCGCCATTAGTGTTTGACTCTCCGAATACCCTTCAGGTTATGGCTGACCCCTCTGCCGGTGAGTTCAAGCGGCGACTGCGGCGGGGTGTCTTTCAAAACATCGTCCAGCGTGTACTTGGGGCGCGGGGGCTTGGCGTTGTAATCCATCTCGTTGAGGCGGTTCTCTGCCCAAACCCCGAAATAGCTCACGGCTGCGTCAAACTGGAAGGCAGTCCACCAGTCCGGCATCCCCAGCATTTCCTCCGCCATTTCACGGACGCCTACAATCTCACTCGGCGTCTGGCGTGTCGCCTTCGCTACTGACCATATCTGCCACAGGTTGTTCCTGGAACGGACGAAAGGACTCCAGCAAAGATGCTGGCGCTCCTATGAATGAAAACAGCGTCTGCTTATCCACATCGCTGATGTCGTCAATCTGGATTTCCTTGGACTCGTCTTTCACCACGTCAACCACCACCGGCTCGATAAAGGCAGCCTTGGTGAAGGCGTCCATGAGTTCCAGCGACTTCAGGTAATCGTCTTTTGCCATCGACTCGATGTTGACCGTGCCGTTGACCATCTTGGCGACGATATGCGTCAGCATGTCGGGGATGTTGCCGATCTTCAGAAATGCGCTCATGTTCATGGGGCGCACACGGGCGATCAGGCCGGACGGGAACTGGAACATGATCCCGTCCACCCGCGCCCTGTGCCATTCGCGCACCGATGACACCTGCAACGGCTTAACCTGCGCCTCTGCGCCCTTTTTGGTCGTCATGAACCCATACCTGTAGGCGGCAGCGCTACGACTTCGGCGGTTTCGTGCTGATCCATATCGAAGATCAACGGGAAATCGTCTGCATCGAGGAAGTTGTCATCCGCAACGGCGCTCAGGGTGATCGAGGGGATCGAAAACGTGTCGAGTTCCATCCGTACCTCAAAACCGCCTGACATCTTGGCCTTGGGCACGAACAGATGCGTATCCCCTGCGCCTTCAACGGCCAGCGCCCGACCGGCCACACCGACATAAGGCGGCTGCCGTGAGGTAATCATGACGCGGGTCAGCGCACCGGAGTCGACTTCGGGGTTGCCGCTCAGCACGGCGATGACATGGAACTGGATCGAGGCCATCGCCAGCGTGACCGAGGCCTTCTTGATCGTCACGGCAGTGGCGAGGGTCGTATCATCCCCGTCCAAATCCTGTGATGTGGACTCAAGGGCTGCACCGATGACGCGGACGCCGAAAACGGTGGTGATGTCGGTATACGTGCCATCGCCTACCCACGTACCGACCTTGCATTGACGGGCACCGAACTGTGGCCCACCTTGTTCAAATGGCATGGTTTACACTCCTTACGGGGCTTTGAAGCCTATAACCTCATAGTCCCGTCTAGCGAAGCACGCATCACCCAAATCCGGCTGGCGTTCTTCGTCAATTTCATTAACGAGCCTGCAATTAAAACTGCCTGCGATCTGCTGGTATTGCAGCAATACGTAGCAGCGATCCGCGGCTTCCTCTAAAATGTCCCATCCGGCATCACGGTCAGCGTGAAACCACAACTCGACCACCGAACGGACGCTCACATACTGGTCTTCGGCGTCCACCACGTCATTGGTCGGAATGTCGCCCCTGCCCCGCACCACCAAAAACGGCAGCATAAAGCCGTTTTCATCGTAGGCAGCGGGGAATGTTTCGCGGTCGATCCCTGAGTTCGGCACATCGCGGTGCGCGAACACTTTCACGAGCGCGATCAGGTCGGTATCGACCGACAAGAGATCAAACACGACACTGGCGTAGGTCATGGTGCGACCACCGATTGAATATCTGCCCAGATGCGCGGCAGGAAATAGTCTATGGCCGGTGCGACCACGGCGTAGCGTCCGAAATTCTTAAATTCCAGGTACTTGCCGTAAGTGACCCCGTGCCCGAACGTAATCACGATTTCGGCCACCAGCTCGTCAACAATCGCGTACAGCGACTGCCGAGCGTTACCGGTTCGATCCACCCATGGACCGTTGGACTTCATCCAGTTCTCAATGGCGCTCTCGTAGTAGTAGGCAATCGCGAGGAGTGCCTGATAGCACCCGTCCTGCTGCCACGCGATCAGGTCGCCAAAGGCATCAATGGGCGAGATCACCCACTCGAAGCCGGAACCGGATACCCCTTGTAAGCTCATCCGCGTGCCACCACAAACGCCTGAATTTCACCAGGCGGCTTGACGATGGTTTCCACGGTGTACTCTTTACCCTCGATCACCACACGGTCGAGGCGCTTGACGTTGGTGTCCGGCAGCGTCTTATGGTCACGGATGCCGTAGATGACCCCGCCCTGCACGCCAATCGTGCCGGTGGGCAGGCCTACGCTCGAACCGCCGTTGCCGAGTTCCACCCGCAGCGTCTGGACTGCTTGTGTCACCCCGTTGCGGACAAACACCACACGGCTGGGGCTGCGCTGGATGCGCTTCCATGCCCGTTCCGCACGGGCTTCGCCGTTAATTTGACCAATGGGCGAAATCATCAGGGTATTCCTCGTCTCTCAAAGGCGTCCGTCTGGAACTGCCCCAACTGATTGCCACGTCATCCTTGACACCGAGCGCGATGGCCTCCTCTAACCGCTTTTGCCACATGGCAAGCGCACGCTCGTAGCGCAGTCCCATATCGCTCAGCGATTCGCTGGAAGCGTTGGCTGTGTAGCTCACGAGCGGGATGGATTCCTGCCAGAGTTGGTTCAGCGCGTTGATGACCGCATAGCACAGATGGACGTTGAGCGAATCGTCGGGATACTGCTCGGCGGCTTCATCAAACATGTCCTGAATGACGGAAATCTCGAATTTCGGGGGTGTTGTGCTATCCCCTACCGCCCGTCTAAACCGCCTGACGTAGTTGTCGGTGACTTCTGCCATACGACTCAACGGCCTCCTGCCAGATAGCCAGCACGCGACTGGCGTACAGTGACCAGTCGTAGGTCTGGGTCGCGAAGGCGGCGGACGCTATCGACCGCTGCCGGTAGTAGTCGCGATGCGCGGCGACATGTTTCAGCGTGGCGGCGAGATCATCCACGTCAATCGCGCCCCACTCGCCCATCCCAGCGAAACGGGAATGGGTCGCCCATGCCGGTTCCATGCCTTTGACCGCAATCGGTAAGCCCCACTGTGGCAGGTGGTCAGCCGTTCCGCCCCAATTGAGGGCGATGGCCGTGCCACCGGTGGCGGCAAATTCTCGCGGCGGTAGACCAAAGCCTTCCCGTCCGGGGAAGATCATGCAGTCTGCCTCGGCATACAGCGCCAGCATCTCGTCATCGCTGTAATCCGCCGAACGGGTGTCCACGTTCGGATTTGCAAAGTGGATCGGGTAGCCTTTTCGCGCCTTGACGATCAGCCGGTAATTCGGATCATCGCCAAACGCACGCATGAAGGCGAAACACCCTTCTTTGAAGCCCTTGCGCTCGGCGCGGTCGGCCAGCAGCAGGAAGGTATAGGGGCGACCGGACTCACGGGTCACCGGTCGATACACGGCGCTCACACCCTGATGGACGCAGTGGACGGGCACGTCCACCCCTTCATTCTTGAACACGTCCACCAACCACGATGAGGGCACGATTGCCCCCTGCGATTGGTTCAGGATGTCCGCCCACCCCCACGGGATGCGGGTACTCTCGAATGCTGTCACCCAGATACGTGGCCCCATTTCAAACAGCGAACCGTAGTAGTCGGTGTTCGTGGGATAGCCGAGGCCGATCCCGCCGAAACTCATCCGCACTGGCCGGTCGGTCGGAGCGTGTGGGCCGATACGGTTGACATGCAAGCCCTTCGCCTCCAACCCGTCCGCCAGTTCATGCGCGATGCGTCCGTAACTTTCGGCACGCTGCCAGTCATAGGCGTATAGGGTGACAACATCGTTAGTCATAGCTCAGACTGCCTTAGGTCAGATCGCCCACGGTCGGCAGGGTGATTTCTTCAGTGGAATCAGCCGGATTGGCGTACACGCCGAAACGTGCGTGCCAGATGGTTTGTTCCAGGATGAAGCGGCTCACGTCAGGGTTGCCCTGAACACGGAGTAACCCGTGCTTGACGTAGGAGCGGTGGTTACGGGCACGGCGGCCAAGGTCGATCAGATAGACCTTGCCATCGGGCACACCGTCATACTCGAAGTTCAGGTTGCCCATGCTGCCGCTCCACCCATCATAGGCAATGATGGTCGAAACGCGGGAGAGCGCGGATGACTGCGCGGTCACACCCTGTTGAGGGACGACAGTGAAAGCGCGTTCGAGCGTGAACAGGTTGGCCGTGCTGGTCAGCAGGGCGAAGGGGCCGCGCCGGTTGGCTGGCTTATCCGCGACTGCATGGGTCAAAGCGGCTTCAAAGGTGCGGAGGTAGGCCTCCGGCAGCTTGATACCGGCTTCATAGGTCAGCGCACCGCCATCGGTCTGGTTTTTGGACGCATAGCTGTAGGTCAGGAACGGCGCGAAATGCAGGTGATTCAGAAGCGCGTTGTAGGCGCTGCCGGTTTCCCGCTCGACTTCCGTGATGCTGAACAGCTTGTTGTACTCGACCAGATCGTCGCTGTACTGGATACCCACCGAGTAGTGGTAGATCGGGATCGACAGGTTGCTTTCCCCTATCGTGCCGAACTTTGTCTCGCCGCCTTCCAAAACGCGCTGGAAAACCATCCCAGCGGGGCCGAGGCGGTTGACTGCGACCATTTCGGGCAGGCTGCGGTCTTCGATGATGCGGTACAGGGGTTCATACAAAGTGGGTTCTTCAAGACGACCGGCGTCCACTTCGTAATCCTGACGCAGATAAAATGCGGAGGCAAAATTGTCCGTGCCGATAAACTCATGGACGGTTTTGCCATCAACGACCTTCTCAGTCAGATGTTCGCTCAGGCGGACATTGGACTTGAAGGGGATCGCTGGCTTCTCGACCAGCTTCATTTCGCGGGATACTTGTTTGAGTTGCATGGCGATTAGTACCCCACCAATAGGATTCCGGTCACGATGTCGTCAGAGTTCTTATCCATCGTGGCACGGAACAGGTTGCGGTTGGTTGAGGACTCCGCGTTCTTGTTGTACGCGGTATCGTCCGGTGTATTGCCGGTCAGGTCGGCGGTATCGATGCGAACAATATCGCCCTTCGACACGCTCAACGCGCTCGGCACCTTGAATTGATACTCCCCGCGCAGCGAGAGGGCGACCATTTCGCCACTGGCTCCGGCTGCACCGGTAATACCCATCCAACCTTCAGCTACGGCTACCTGGTCTTTGACGACGCTGGCTAGCAGCGTGACATCGACCGCGTTACCGTCGCTATAGAAGGCATGATCGACTGCGGATGCTACGGCCATTACAGCGTCACTCCTTCTGGCATATCAAAGTAGTCGCTGACCGACTTGGCGGGGCTTGTACTCTGATTGCTCTGCCCCTGCGGAGGGGGCTGGTTGGGGCCGGACTCGGATGCCATCTTCGCGGCGATCAATTCCTTGACCACGGCGTCAGACATAACCTGCTCGAAAGCGCGGTCAAGCTGGCGTTTTGTCGCTGGCTTCTGGTCGGCTACCATTTTCGCGATAATCGGGCGAACCGATTCAATTGCGACCTTATCTTTGACGATGGCGCTGATGGTGTCCTTCAATAAGGCGGTGTTCTCAGCGACCATATCGTCGTACTGCTCCTTGAGCGCACGCGCAGCCCGAATGATGTCCATGCTTTCCGTGGCAGTGATGCCGAGGATTTTGTAGACATCGGCAGCGTCTTCGATCTTGGCGCGTTGTTCCTTAACGGAGCGCTCCAAAGTCGAATGCTGCTCTTGCAGGTTGCGTCGTTCCTGCTCAAGTTCCAGAACCCGTTTTTCGTCGGGCATAGTGGATTCCTCCGGTACTTGATTGGACGATGCTTGCGTTTCAGACTCCTCGCCTGTGGTGCTTTCCTGCTGCGGGGAAGCGGTCGCGCCGCTTTGCTCAGTACGCGACTGAGTACCGTCTTCGCTGGTTTGCATTTCGGTCGAGAGTTGCGGCTGTGCCGCAGTCATAGCCACCCCAACCCGCGCGGGGTCAGCGAGGTCTAAGCGAATTAACTCCATCCCCATTACGTCCTCGTCTTTCATATCGACCCAGGCGTGTAGGGATGTACCAACACGGGAATTGGTTGCCCGTGCTAACTCGAAATAATCATTGGCCTCCGCAGTCAGCGGTAAGCCTTTCCCCCAGATCGTGCCATCCTTCGTCATTTCGGCACGCAGCCAGCGGATTGCAGGCGGGGCATAGGACGTTCCCATGTCCTCGTCTTTGATGTGCCCCCATCCGCCCTCTGGCCGGTTGGCGTTGATTTGCTCAACCATCTCCTGATAGGCCGGACGCCGGTAATTGCGCCCGTTCCGGCTCCGAGCGTCCACCTGCCCCAGCGGCAGCGTGACGAACTTGAAGCCCTTAGCCTGTATGGCAGCCGTGTCGATGTCATCCGGCAGCTTCAGGTTGGGGATGCCGCCCTTCATCTCGGACACACAGGTCAATTCCACCTGAATGCGTTCGCCGGTCGTCTCGGATTGTTCCTGAAGTTGGATTTTGGGATTGGGTGCTTGCACGTTTGGCTCCAATTGCTCCATAAACTCTTGAACCGGCACATCGAGCAGCAGCGGCCATTCCTTGACCGGCTCGAAGCTGCCTTCCTCGGTGATGGCGATCCGGTCTACCTGCATGTGGACGGGGGAATCGATGTAGGTGTCCGGCGCATAGGGACTCATGCGGTCGGCGGACAGTGGCAGGTTCGCCAGCGTGATGTGTGCTCGCCAGCGTGCCGGATAGCTGTACTGGCTGATCGTTGCGCCACGCGCCTGGGTGTTGTAGTAGATGGACGACTGTAAGTAGATGAGCTGGGGGTTGCGCTCTACGCGCAGCACGACCGCTAGGCCGCGATTTTCATCACCGCCGAGCGTGGTCATGTAATCGCCGGACACACCGAAGACCGGCAGCCCTCTGGCGATGTCATCAAACATCAAATCGATCCCCTTATCGTCCTCCACAAACACGAGGGTCATGTGAAAGGTCGCGGGATCGTTGTAGGTTGTGCCCTCCGGCAGCCGCCGACGCAAAAGGTTTTGCATCTCGACCAGCGCGGGAAGGTTTCCTAACGGGATGCTGAAGAATTTCTTCGCCACGATTGATCTCCCCAAACAAAAACGCCTAGCGAACCGGTTGGCACGCTAGGCGCTCTGGTGGTAGACAAGACAATTGACGCTCGTGGCGTTCTACTTACTGTCTCAAATTTAGCACAATTGTTCGGATGTGTAAAGAGGGGCAGCGCCTCAACGGTTGGGGCGCTGCATGGGTCGGGGGGATTGTTCGGTTATAGGCCGTTCTTGTCGTTCAGCCCGTTGGTCGCTGGGTATGATCTCGGCCACGTTGGCAGGCCACAGCAGATTGATCTTACAGCGCGGACAGTGCGCCTCAATCTGTGTGCCGAACCCCTGCGCTTTGAACAGCAGTTTGCCGCATTGTGGGCATCGGACATCGATCACGTTTTCCTCCGTGTCAGCAGGATGAAGCCGCCGCAGACGATGACCATCAGGGTCGCGAAGCCCATATTATTGGGGATGAGGAAAGCGATCCCTCCGACCGCTAACCCCACATAACAACAGGCTCGTAGATACCAGACAATCATCGCCCCGCAGCCCTCTTTAGGTGGTTGGGACGGGTTTAAGGGTTTCTGAGACTCCATGCAGCACCTCGCAGATCATGTCTATACAGTCGATAGTCATATCCGCCCATGTCGGCAGCATGAAAGCCTCTTGCCCGACCTTCCGTGTGACGGGGAACCCGCCTTCCTTCTTATAGGGAGGCAAATCCGGCACCGGATACCAGATGGCGCGTGCGTCGATGTCCTGCGCGTGAAGGCCATCCAGAAACTGCTGGCGATATGGACTCGCTACAGTATAAAGCCAACACGATTCCTTTGCCCATTTCGCCACGGGTCGGCGCGTCATGATACCGGCATCGAACAGCGGCTGCAGCCGCTCGTCATACAGCTTGGCGATGGTGCGCCTACAGGCGGTCAGCGCGTCCCAGCGCTCAACCTGTGCCACCCCGATGGCTGCTTGCAGGTTGGTCATGCGGTTGTTGGTCCCGACCACTTCATGCCAGTACGGATGTCCAGGCGTCATGCCGTGGTTGGCGATCAGCCGGACGTAATCGGCCAGCGGCTTGTAGGGGGTCAGCACCGCTCCCCCTTCACCGAGGCTTATGGCCTTGTTGGCGTGGAAGGAAAAGGTCGAGATGAGCGCCAGTGTACCGGCAGGACGCGGCTCCTCGTTGGTATCGCGGCGGTAGAGTGCGCCGTGTGCCTGGGCGGCGTCTTCGATAATCTCAATCGGCTGCCGGAAGGGTGTGAAGCGCATCATGGTATCCAGCGCGGCGAAGTCGCACGGATGCCCCATAGCATCCACGGCGATAATGGCGCGGGTCTTGGCCGTGATGGCCTTGGGTGTGACCAATGGGTCAATCGTCCATGTCTCGGCATCGACATCGACCAGCACAGGCGTGGCCCCGACTGAGCGCACGGCTGCCGCCGGAGCGACAAAGGTCAGCGCGGGAACGATCACCTCATCCCCTGCCCCGATACCGAGTGCTTTAAGGGCGAGTTCGAGCGCGACTGTGCCGTTGGTGACTGCGACCGCATGGCCGCCGTGCAGCTTGGCGGCCAGTGTGTCCTCGAATTGTTTGACGAACGGACCCGTTCCAGAAATCCAGCTTGCTTGCATGGCCTGTTCTACGAGGGCACGTTCACGGTGTTTGATCGACGGTTGGGACAACGGGATCATTACTTTTTACCTCCGCTGGCTTTGGTGGTCGGCTTGGGAATGTCTTCGTGGATCTCCGTCCGCTCGGCCTGCTCGGACACTGCAATAACATAGGGCTTGAGGCGTTCGGTATCGGCGTCCACCTGCTCAAGTGCTCGCAGGCTGCGGTCTTCCTTAATAACGCGCAGGGTATCGTCAATGGCGATGCCAAGGCGTCGGGCTTCTTCCGGTGTGAGGGCGATTGATCGCTGCATGGGGTTACTCCTTTAGTTGTTCGACATAGAACGGCGGGGATACGCCGATACAAAGGGACTCGGCCACTTCGAGCGCCCGTATGATGCGGACGCAGGGGGTGACGCGCTTGGATTTGATGTAGCGCTGCTGGGTGTGCATGGCGGTCTGGGCGTAGATTTTGCCCACACCGATGGCGATGGAGCTAAACGAGGACATATAAATGCTCAGGTCGGTTTGCAGGAGGAACAAGCGACCTTTGTAGCCGATGATGCAGTCCTGCCCCGTCTTTTCCTTGGCATTCTCGACCTCAAGCAAGCCGTTATCTTTCAGGCACTGGCGGATTGCGCCCACCAGGCTGACGATGATGTACTCCTCATCGCTCACAAGCGGGAGGCGCTGCGGGATAACGAGGTGATACTGGATAAGCTGCATCATGCGGATGCTGCCTGCACAGCCGAACAAGATGTCTCTACGCCGGAACACCTTCCTCTCTGCAATAATGTCCTTATCCCAGCCATCCGCTGCGATGCTGTCGCCGCCGATGTACACTTCCCCATCCTCGACCATGCCCACGATACAGGTCATATGCGCTCCTATGCGGCCAAGTGCCGCGCTATTTCTTCGCGAATGTCTAAGCCGCTGATCTCGTTGCCCATCGCGTCCCAACCTGGTCGACGCTGACGGGCAAAGATTTCCAATTTGTCGCCGCCGAGCAGGCGTTCGATGCGCTCATAGCACACATCCGGCTTTTTGCTGTGGCGTTCACGCGGGGCGACAATCAATTGATGCACGTCCTTGGCCTTGCGCTTGGGGAAGCGCTTGGTCGTAAACAGCAGGCAGATTTCAGGGTTCGCCATTGTCCAGTAGCCGTTGCCGTTGGCGAAATTGCGCTGATCCTCGACCGGCAGCTTGAGCCTCGCCGCCTGTTTGGTCGATTTCACCCATGTGAAGGCGGTCGTCTTATGGGTGAAGCCCCACGCCTCACCCAGCGCGATGGCCTGACCGAGAAAGGGCATGGTCGCCCACATGAGCAGCACGCTTTCTTTACACGCGAGCTCGCGGATCGGCAGTTTCATCATCTCCGGCACGTCCAGCTTGGGATATTTCGGGCTGCGGCCCATCCCTTTGGCGCTGCGGGAGAGCCAATTCCATGGGGGATCAAGGTAAATCACCGGCCAACGTTTCATACGAACCTCTTGAAATAATCCTCACGGCTCACGGGCGGCTTTTCCGGCGCTGGCTCCAGAACGACAAACTGCGCGAGGATTTCTGAGGCAAAGGCGATGGGGGATACAGTCACGGACATGCGCCCTAACTCCGCCATATCGACATACGGGTTAATGCCGCTGTTCATCTGCCAGCCTGCCCACCCTTTTGCGTAGCGCGAGTAGTAGTAGATACGGCGGAACCAATCAGGGTCGTTTTGGGTTGTCGGTCGCGGTGTGCCCATCAGGAGCGCCTTACCCTCGTCACCGAGCAAGGCATAAGCCTTATTCCATGTTTCCTCATCCATATAGGCCGCTTCATCAAGGATCGCATAATCCATGCGTGCGTCCTCGTTGGAGAGAAACATAAACTGGCGCATGGTCATGATGCGGATGCGTCCGGCATCACGGAACCAAAAGGTATCCACGGCGCGGTGGGTCATCATGACATTGTGCTGATTGCCCACTAGCCCGAATAACTGGCGTGACGCGGACTCCATCATCTTCTGGTATGGCGCAATCCACACCACGTCATGACCGGCTGCCGCTTCCTCGACTGCGGTCATCAGGCCAAGGGTATTTTTGCCCCAGCGCCGACCGGCCACCAGCACCTTGATCCGTGCCGGATCGCGCAGCACTTTCTTTTGTCCTGGGTGGGGTATCGGCAGGTCGAATTTATGAATGTCCATCGGTGTCCTTTCTCTCGCGCAGTTTGGCCGCGAATTTTTGATAGTCTTTGTACTGGTCACAGAGCCACATCCAGCCGAGTGCTGCCATGATCCACGCGATGAGGAGGATTGTGAGCGCGACAATCGTGTAGGTTGGCAGACGCAGGAGCGTGTAGAGCCACCCGAAGCGGAAGCCTTCCGCGCTTGGATTGGTATCCACCAGTATGAATGCCCCGCCCACAATAAAGGAATAGATGACCATCGACAGGAAGAAGTCTTCGCCGTGTTTATCAACCCATGTACTGAAGCGTTCGCGAAGCCACAAGGCGAAGGTTTTCATTGTGTTTTGCCCTGGTTTATCGGCACGATGACGATGCGCGAATGCTTCCTGCTGGGGGCGGCATACCCGCGCTCTACAAAGGAACTCGTGATGACTTTCCAGCCTTTATCGTCAATCACATCTTCCCATTTCAGGTCTTTGTGGGCATCGCAAACAACCACCATTTCGGCGGTTGCTGGGCTATGAGCAGGATGATTGCGAGCTTCCAAAACAACGGAATGGGTGGCAATTTGCTTGCAATCCTTGACCATACATGTTCTGTAATTCGATACTTTCATGTGCGCTCCTCTGTGTGTATGCGCTTGGATAGGGTGATAAGTTCGTCACCGAGTTTGACCAATTGGTCATTTTTAGCACTCGGCAGCGCCTGTTGAATGCGTTCGATGCCGATCTGGCAGCGACCCATGAAATAGCCACGGATGAAAGACTTTTCCTCGCTCTTGGGCAGCTTGCCGGAAGCGATAATCGCCTCATTCAGCGTGCTGCTGTCTCTGGCCGCTTTCATCCCCTTCTTAAACCACACGTCAAACATCGGCACGCAGCACCTCCTCGAACAATTTGAGGTAATCGGCAGCGGCATCCGCCCACGTCCGGCTGTTGGCGAAGGCAAACGCCTTGGCCGCCCGTGTGAAGGCCTCATCCTCATCCCGACAGATGGCAATCAGGTTGTTCGCCAGTCCCATGTGATCCTTGGGCTTAAACGTCCATCCGTACACGTCCGGCTCCAGCCGCTCGGAGATGACCGGTAGATCGGTATACACGCACGGGGTATGGGATGCGAAGGCCTCATAGACGCTTCCAGGGATACCGCCTTCGTTATGGGATGCGGTAATGGCAGCGGCTGCACCTGCGTACAAGCCGCCGATGTCCGCTTCAGCGACCGGCCCCAGCACGAACAGGTCTTTGCCATAGGTGAATCCGCTGGCCTCGGCCAGTGTGCGGAACTCATTGACAAAGCCATAGGCCTCGTGGGTCGAGGGCACGAACGGCGGAGCCATTTGCTGCGTTTCGACGCCAGCAATGACGAGCGGCGGGACGTTCATGCTGCGGCGGCGTGCTTCGGCCACGCCTTTAAGGATGGTGAACGGGTCTTTCTTGGCATTGCCGACATGGAAGGCCAGCACGTAGTTGGGCGGGAGGCTGTACTCCCGGCGCACACGGATCGCCTCGGTAGGCGTTGCCATCAGGTTGGACGGGATGAAGTGGCCGTAGTGGATGGTCCGCGTGTTTTTGAAGCCATAATGCTTTTCGCCCCACTCGCGCTGATAGTGGGACGGGAAGCTGGTCATGACGCCACTCTGGGCGAAAATGCGTGCTTCTGCCCTAAACTCGTGGTTGCGCCATCCCAATTGATCCCACGCGAAGTCATGCAAACTGATAACGGTCGGCATGGGCGGCGTCCAGCGCGGGAGTCTGGCAGTCCACCACGGCATTGGCAGGTAGGTGATGTCGGCTTTCATGTGCTTCCAGTGGTCGTAGAACACGCCCTGCTGGGCATACAGCCACGGGAATAGCTGCGGGTGACGCGGCGGCGTGCCCCCATCGATTTGCTCGAAGGTCATGGACTGCGGCCAGTGGATCGGGTCGCCGTTTTCGCCGTTCCTCTGCGACAGGATGGTGAACTCCCAGCCGCTCATCTTTGCCCATGCGTGCGTCATGCTGGTGACGAGGCGATGCACGCCCCCCCTGCCGATGATCGGCGCGTAGATTAAGACGTGGGGCATGTCAGTTCCTTATACTGCGCCATGCTCGTGACCTCGACCCCGCGGCCATCCGGCAGCAGGAGCATTGCGCCTTTGTGCGGTGGGAAATACATGGCACGGATGAAGCGGTCTACCTGCGCGCCCGTCCATCCGGCCTGAATATAGCCGTTGTAGGGCACATCACGGTTGTAATAGCCTGGTGTGCCGATTTGCGGACCTCCTGTAGCTCCGCTTTTCAGCCGGTTGAAGGCCATCATGAAGCCATCCATCGAGTACCGTACCTTGCGGTGGTACAGGCTGAAGGCCGTATCATCTGTGAGGATGTAGACCTCACCACCGGCCAGTATGCGCCCATCGTCAAGTTGGGGTGTCATGTAGTGGTAGGCGTAGCCACCGATGACCTCGTTGTTGATGATCTCCCACGAGGATGACCAGCACCCGCGATAGTACGGCAGCGAGCCGTTGTGCAGGTTCATCGACCTGTTGGGGAATAGGTCGAGGACTGCCGCCGGTATGATGTCGCGGTAGTGGAGCGAGATCAGGTATTCAAAGCGCCGATTACGCATCCAGTTGAACGTCACAGGCGATTTAATGGGTTGCGTCAATACCTCAATGCCCCGTCCGATGGCGAAATCGGTCAGAAACCGGTTGTCTGGCCGGTCATAGGTGAGCAGGCCAAGGTTATCCGGCGTCAACCCCTCGCCCAGTAGCTGCGTGATCCCCAGCACCGGCGCGAGGCCATAACCGGCAATCAGGATGTTGGGCTTAGTTGACACTGTGCGTTCGTCCTTCGTTCATGGCGGTTTGGATGGTGGTGCGGAAGATGCGGATCATCTGTAGCTGCACATCCGGCAGCAGACTGTCGCTGACGTTGGATATTTCCAGCGTGTGCAGGGTGAGGGACTGCGGGGTGTATGCCCCACTATCCGGCTGCGGCATCCCTTCTATGGGCAGCGTGACGCGCTCAGCGGCATTCAGGCCGAGGTCGAGCGTCCGGCCATCAAGGATGACCTGACGTGCCCTGCCCTGCATGGTCAGCACGTAGGGGGCTTTCGACCCGTTATGGACAAAAAAGGAAGCGCCCAGGTTGGTGGGAGCGGGGATCAAGACCTTATCGCCTTCCGCGTTCCATACGGCTTGATCGAGGATGTAATTCAGCCGCTCGTCACTGAACATGACGCGGACACGCAGGCCGACCACGACATCCTTCAAAGCGGTCAGCGCCAGTTGGTAGAGCGTCAGGGACGTTTCATAAAGCCGCGTCCGCGCTTTCTCGATGGCCGCCATGAGCAGCTTATTCTCAGTCTCTAAACCGGCAACATTAATCGGTGTCACGCTGTTGATGATGGCATCTTGCAGGTGATGGGGAATCTCAATGAAGCTCGCAGTAACAGTCATACGATAGTCCTCCCAAACATAATGCTTATGTGCAATTAGACGAACGAAATCACGCCGGACGGGTTGTAATACTTAATCCCCCACCACGCCATCGCGGTCGCGGTCAGGAGGTCAATCTCCATCCCTTCCGGCATGACGATCCGGGGATAGTGATGAGGAATTTGCGAGGCTTCCGGCTCGGCAAACCGCGCCTCGGCCAATTGGTTGAGGAGCGGCGGATACGGGCTTAAAGCCAGCCGACCGTCCTCAATGGCGATGGCGAGGGCAGCGGCCATGTGCCCGACCAGCTTGGTGGTGAGCGCTACGCCATGCACCGGCAGGCCTTCGGCTTGCAGCGCTTCCACGTTGGGCGCTCCGATGGCATTCTTATCGGCTATGATAAGGAACGGGTTCCAGAGGGTGTACATATACTGGATGCGCTTGCGGTGTTCACCCCATCCGCCAAAGTGGAACCTTTCGATGTCTACCATCTGGCCGGTGCTGGCGTCGATCACCACCACGGTGGTCGGTGAGTCGCCCCGCGTCCAATCAAGGCCGAACACATGGCGGTGTCCTACTTCGGGTTGTGCGCTCAGCTTGCCACGAGCAGCCTGCTGGACGCCCGTAAAAATGGGCTTATTCTGCATATGCTGATCCTCCGTTACTTATGGTCTGGGGTGCTGTCGGTGTGCCGGTAGAAGTCCAGAAAATCGTGAAACTGTGGCGACATCACATGGTTGAGGCTGTAATCGACAAAGGCGTTTGACCACGCCTCATTGATGTCTGGGAACATCGGCAGCGTGACCGGCCCTACCTCCGCATCGGCCAACTGTTTAGGCGTCATGACGCAAAAGTAGCCGTTCATCTCGGTGAGGTGGTAGCCTGCGGCCATCATGGCGACACGCTCGGTCACGGTCACCTTATGCTGGCGGAGTTCCTTCATCCATATGCCGATGCGCTCGGTTGTGACCAATGGGTCAATTTCATCCGGCTTGATAAAAACCAGATTGTCCGGTGTGACCTCTGGTGTAAACCGGATGTCGGCCTTGACTGGCATGGGCGAGGCCTTGGCCGCTTCACGGCGTTGGAGCATATTGCGGATCATCTCCTCGACCGTGCTGACCAGCAGCGCAGTTTCGGCAGCGTCCATATAGATGAGTTTGTCCATCACCCAGCTATCGTAATCCTGAGCATATTCTCCAAAGTGTTCCGCGAAGATGCGCCCATCGCCGCCTGGTGCGAACTCGATCCGGTAGCGCACGGTGGGCGAGTTGGGTGTCCACTTTTCGCGCTTGGTGTGCAGATACGCACTAAGTTTTGCCCATGCGTCCATCTCGTGCCAACCGTGCCCTATAATAACCCCCTCAGGGTTTTTGAGTACCCAATTCGGGCCGCGTACATGGGCAGACTCGGTGTTCAGGTTTTGAACTGTATAGCCTGCCTTCTTGGCATCATCGATCTGCCCTTGATTACTGAATAACCACGTCATTGCTTCTGTGCCTCCTGCCAGCCAATAGCGGCGAGATATGCGCCCATGAGCAGCCGGACAAAGGCCAGCACATCGATGGGCGAAACGGGAGCGGGTTTGCTCTCACGTCTATCATCACGCAGTTTTGCGATTATGTCACTCAGTTTCTGCGAGATGAACGTGCGCCCTACGCATATGCACTGAGGATGACTATCGCGCACCGGCAGCGGCTCGGCCCCGTCCAGTGGGTACGGTTCGCGGATGCGGTTGCCGCTCATGTCGATGGTCGCCAGCTCATCACAAATGTCGATCTTGGGATGTGAGGCCGACAGCGCCCAATCCCACCCATCGACCAGTGGGTTGGCGTATCCTGCTGCGCGGGTGGCATTGGTGTGTGCATAGCCGATCTCGGTGCGTCCGAGGTTCATGGCGTAGAAGGAAGCGTTGCGCCCATAGGGCTTGTTGGTGCGCTTCAGTGCGCCGTAGGGGGTGAGGAACTGCTCAAGGTCGGCGGCCATGTCGAAAGCGCTGCGACCGGTGCGGATGCCTTCGGATAGCAGTGCGTCGATGCGGCGGCGTACCTCAATGCTGACATTCCATATGCGCTGCGACAGCACATACCCACGGGGATCGACCCATGTATGCGGTGCATCGTAGTAGACGAGGGGATTCTGGATGAACATTTCGCGGGAGAGGCGGTTCTCAAGCCACTGGATCACATCCGGCGGCAGCCGCTTCCGCAGCGATTCGGCGTGCTTCTCCACGACCTTGGTGGTGACCCACGCCAGACAGCGGTTGAGGATTTCAGGGTACGGAGCCAGCGGCGTGACGCCATCTGCGCCGAACGGGTTCCGCATGTCCGGCCCCACGTAGAAACGCTGGATGGTATCGCCTGCCTCTTGCAGCACGGCAGCCTGGTTGTAGACGGGGATGGTCCGCACCTCAACGCCATCGACCACCTTGGACAGTGTGGCCGCATTCATGACGATTTGCTGTAAGCGGATAATGTAGGGTTTTATGGACTCGGCGTAGTCATCTGCGAACCGGCGCATGGCCTGTGGCATGTAGACCGCGCCTGCGATATTCGGCATGGATTAAGCGACATTCTTGGCGCTCTGGGCGCTCGGCTGATCCTTCTGTGATTGTGCATCAGCACGGGCATTGTTCGCCTCGGCCTGATCGAGTCTGTTGTTGACGCCCTGATCGAACTTGGCTTGCTCCTCATCCGCTTCCTTCTGGGCAGCGGCGAGGACTTCCTCAACGTTGTCGATGTCGAGCGGCAGTTGAATAAGAGCCGTTTCGCGGTCGAGCAGATGCTCATCACGCCCCAGCTTGATGGCGTTGAGGGTGGTGGCCGCGTCCTTGTTGGTCAAATCCTGCCATGTGACGGTAGGGCGCTCGGTCAACACCTTGAAGTTGATGATCGCCTTAAACGCGAGGACGATTTCGGCTGTCTCAAGCACCCATCCCTCGCTGTAGCCCTGTTTCTTCTGGATGAATTTGACCAATGGGTCAAGCTGCGTGCTGAGTGACGCCTGACTGCTGGCGATGGCTGAGCCTAAAAAGCCTTCGGGGATTTCGCCGTGTTCCACAAAGAGGTAAAACATCAGGCCGAGCAGCGTGGAGGTGTCGGCAGTAAAGGGAGGAGGCGCTTTGTAGTCAAACGTTGCGGTTGATCCGAGCGTCAGCAGCTTGTCGCCATTCCAATCGAGGTATTCCTCAGTCTCGCTCGTGCCATCGGCATGGGCAATCTTGCGCGTCTTACCGAACTTCGCCCAGAAGTTGTTGACATCCTGCGCCGATCCCATCTGTGAGATGACCGGTGTAGGCCTGCCCTGCCGGATGTTCCCCTCTATAGCGGAAGTGAATACGGACCCGTACTTTTGCAGCATGGGGATGAGCGCTTCCCATTCGGTGTGGCCGAATAGCTCATCGGTTCCGGCATTGTTCGGGATATGCACCACAGGGATGCGGTTGATGAAATTGCGGTAGGTGGTGGTGATGGCTTCCGTGCCACTGGTGAGGAACGTTTGCACGCGCCGGTCGGCATAATACTCATTGCGGATCGTCTGCGTGCGCCCTGGTTCAGTCGGATGCTGGTACACGATGTCTGACTGCCAGCCGACGATCTCACTGAAGTTTGCGGGGTTGACGATAAGCGTCATGACGTTGGGTGGGAGGACGGTCACGCTCAGGTCTGGGTTGATGACGAGGTACATATCGCCCAGATTGAGCGACTCCTCAAACGCCCCAACGATCTTGTGCTTCCACTGCATCCACCAGTCGTTAAGCTCCTTGGTCGACTCCTTGTTGGCAGCCTTGAACTTGGGCGGCTTGCCGAATGACCACGAAGCAATCTTGCTGCCTAAGGGCTTGAGCAGCAGGCCGGAGATTTCCAGGCCGCGCACCTTGCCGCGTCGGGCACGGTCGTAATAGGCATAATCGCCCGTGCCGCTGTCGTAGTTGGGGGAAATGGAACTAATCGTGCGGGTAACGGAGCGGACGAACCGCACTCCCCCGCCGATTAGCTCGGATAGGCGCATACGAAAGTTAGATACTGTACTCATGCCTCATATGATAGAACAGATTTTCGTATTTGCCAATATGGCAAGTGCCGTTTTAGTAGTGCGCGAACTCGCCCCACTGTGCCTTTGCTGCTTTTTGGTAGGCAGCGGCGGCCTGTTCGGCGGTGTCAAACCGGCCAAGATAGTACGGCACTCGGTTGATGGTGATATGGGCTTGCCACTTGCCTCTATACCATTTCACGCCCTTGATGCCGCTGGTGCTGTTTTTGTTAAGCTGCCGATTCGCCCCGTTGAGTAGTGCCGAGGCAAGGCGCAAATTGCTGCGCTTCAGGTTGAGGCCGTTGTGGTCTTTGTGATCGACCCACTCGCTCGTTTGCAGCGGTCGGCCTAGCATCCGCTCCATGATGACGCGGTGTAACAGCAATTGCTTTTTGAGCTTCGGGAACCATACACGGGCATAAGTGGTATGTTTCATCGTCAAGGGTGAGATATAAAAATTGAGCAGGTCGGAGTCTTCCCAATCGACCGTGACCATCAGGTCATGCTTAATGGTGTGTGTCGGCGCGGGAAAGCCTAGCTGTACCGGCAGTGTATCGAGCATCTTCAAGCCTCCAATCGTGTCGCTTTTTCGCTCCACTGTAGGACAGGCGTTCGGATGCGTCTATAACAAAGTCGATCATGACCTAATAGGGCAGCCCGATGTCTTCGAGGGATTCGCGACCGCGCACCTGTACCTGACGGTACATATGGAGCGGGTTACCGGTGACGACACCCTGCCATGCCAGCGCCAGCGCGATGACCACATCGTCATGGCCGCCTGGGGGTGCGCCATAGCTAATATGGCCGGTGCCGGTTTTCTCCATGGCATAGGCGCGGAGTTCGTGCATCTGGTACTCATCGGCGCACAGCATCACATCCTGCCGCTCAATCGCCAGTGCCAGCGCCTCGATCATCATGGGTTTGGTCTTGGAGGTGGTGAGGAACGGCGTCACTGGCAGTTCTTCTTGCTGCAAGGCTTCGATGTTCGGACCGCCGATGCTGTTGGCCTCGATAATCATCTGGGCAGGCTTCCAGATGTCGTACAGGGTGCGGATGCGGCCACGCTGCAAAGACCAGCCGATCTCATTGAAGCGCTCAACGTGTACCTGCCGCTTGGTCGTCCCATCCATAATGACGATGGCGGTAAAGTCTACGTCCCTGCCCCAATCCACGCCCATGCTGTACCAGTGCGCTTGCTCCGGCCCTTCGAGTTTCGGCAGCACGGACACCCTGCCGACCTCACGGAACACGCTCCCCGCGTCCTCGACAAATTCGGCCAGATATTCCTGCCGGAAGGAACGGGACACCGTGGTCTTACGGGCGGATTCGATTTCATCCGGCGACACATAGGGGTTTGCCACAGACGGGTAGTTAAAGGATTCCCATTCGGGATTTTTACCGTCCAGGCCGCGCCGGTACAGGTCATAGAAGAAGTTGCGCCCCTTCGGCGTGGAGGTGAACAACGCACCGCCTTTATAGTCCACGAGCAGCGGACGGATGACCTCATCCCACACCTCATGCAAGTTCCACATCATTCCGGCTTCGTCGATCACGATGAAGTGGTACTTGCGACCGCGCACGCTCTCCGCCGAGGTGGTGGAGAGTGACCAGAACTCGATGGTGCCGCCGGTAATCAATTCGATGCGGCCATCGGTCTTATTGGCATAGGCGATAATCGGCTGAAGCCGCCAGCACACTTGCCGCCATGTTTCCATCGTCATTTTGTAGCTGGGGGCGAAGTAAGCGGTTTTTTGCCCTTTGATGGCACGGTGCGCCAGTTCGGAAATATCAAATTCGGTCTTGCCGAACCGGCGACCACACGCCAGCACACGAAACCGCGCTTTACTTTGGAGGATCGGAATTTGCCCCCGATGGGGGTTAATCATTTGTATCTCGTACTGCGGCATCAGGGGTCAGGCGGAGTCGAGATGTTTTCGTTTTCCTCTACGAACGAAACCGATGGTTGATAGTCTGAATACACGATCTTGATGATCGTTTCCTGGGCAGCCACATCACCACCCCCCTGCGCGGTCTTGACCTCGACCGATGACGAGCGCTGCCCACCGTATTCCTGCGGGTAGCGTTTCATGAGCATCCATGCCGCCCATGCGGGGTCGTTATTGGCCGCTGTGTCGATGATCTGAAGCCATCCGACCGCAGCCACCGCATTGGAGGTGGTAATTGCCTTAAAAAACTTCACAAATTCCGCTTCGCTCGGTGACATTCGCAGCTTTTGAATGACTTCGGGCGGCAATTTGTCCGGTAAGAGGCGCTTTTTTGGGGGTGTATGGCTCGGAACCGGCGCATTTTTGGGTTTACGACCAGGCTTTTTGACTTTTGGCGCACGGGTTTTCATCGACCAGACAAGCATATCGAACGCTTTTTCACGTTCTTCGCGCATCCGGTCGATCTCTTTACGGCCTCTGGTCATCCAATTGTTAAACGCCCCATACGAGATACCGGCATACGAACAGGCGATTTCATAGGTCGAGCCGGATTGCAGCGCGGTAATGAGGTCGTTTTGAACTTTAGATGTGATTTTACGGGGTCTACCGACAGGTCTTGAATAGGGCATAAGGTTTTAGGGGCAAAATAGACGGAGGGCGCAGCGCAGTGACACCCTCCTGCCTAGGATGATTAGGTTCCACCGCTCCGGCCAATGCCAACGGCAGCCGCCGCACGACGAGCAGCACCTACGGCACCGCGCACAGCGCGACCGAGCAGGTTACCAGCACCACCGGCGATACGACCCAGCACGGGCATGACGGTCGGAATGAGGAACGGCTTCTCAATAGCGATTGTGTACATATGTCCTCCTCGCAGTTTATATTGAGCGTCCATTTGCAGTATATGAGATTTTTTATAGTAGCACAAGTGTTCGGATGGCCGGACAACAAAAAAGGGGCGACTGTGCGCCCCTTCTCAGGTTATTCATCGATCCCCTGCCCTACTTCATGTTGCGGTCGATGATGTCCGAATACATCTTCGTCTTACCGCCCTTTTCGTCTTTCAGCTTCACAGTGGGCAGGGTGATGTTTTGCTTACGGGCGAGGTGCAGCCCGTTGATGTACTTGTTGCCGAAGGCAGTCCAGCCCATCGCCGCTAGGAAGGCATCCTTCTGGCTGCGGCTTTCAAACACGATGCAGGCGAAGTATTCGGTGTCTTCCTGCTGCTGGCGCTCCTCAACGATCCGCTTGTCCAGTTCGCGCAGTTCGCGCTTCTTCTGGATTTCGTCTTCGGCAAGCAGGGCTTCACGGATGACATCCGCCTCAGTCTTGCAATCATCCTCAAGGCTTGATGTCAGCACCACCTTTTTCAAGGGGTTGTCGATCATGTCATCGGCAGCGGCCTTGACCGATCC